AGGTTTAGCACCCTTCTCCTTCTTCTTACCCTGAGGTTGGATCGCCTTCTTTCTAGATGACATTGCACCACCGGTAGGTCTCATCATCTTCTGCATTGATTTCCCTACTTCAGATCTACCTTCGCCACCCTTCTCAGAAGGATTGCCAGTTGTATAATCTTTGCCAGTTTCCTTAGCGTAGCGAGTACGCTCATCAAATTGATGAACTGCTTCCTTAAAAGACTTAGTTTTCTTTTCAGGTTTCATGTCAATACTCTTCTTCTTTGCAGGAGAAGACTTAGAAGATAGAGGCAAATTAGATGCTGATGCTCCCTTAGGGGCATTAGATCCTGAATCTTTAACCGCAGATGCGCTAACATCAATAGAAGGTTTCATATTGCTCATAGCAGATGGAGTTGGCGGAGGAGCAGATTGAGTCTTAGGTGCCTCTTTCTTTTTACTACCTCCAAACAATCCAAACAATTCATTTACATTCTCTGGATCCTGACAAAAATGTCTAAAGGATTTAATGTCTGCAGATTCTTTCTTAGGAGTCGGGACATTCATCCTTGACAGCATAGATTTATTTTTCATTGCAGGAGCGAATGTTTTCTGTATTGATGTTGCAACATTTCCAGTGAAACCTCCAGCTCGCCCATCTTGACCCCGAGCAGAGTATGTTGACGGTTTCATGGACATGGCGTTATTACCAGCTCCAGGCGACATAGGTTTTTGAATTGCCGCTGATAACGGATTTGGTTTTGCAGAACTTGGTGCAGAAGGACTACCTGCCATACCTGCTCTACCTGCCATAGACCGAGATCCTTGGTTTGGTTTTAACTTCATCGACGCTATTTTGCTAACGGCTTCATCTACACCCTCAACTTCTTCCTTCTTTACCTTGCCACCCTTAGAATAACCAAGAACTTTAGTGTCCTGTTTACCCATCATCTGATTCATCATCTGACGACGTTGACCAAGTTTAGAAGCAAGACCAGCATGACTAGGCATCTGTTGACCGGATGAAGAACCTCCAGGTGCAGAACCTCCCGCAGGTTTCTTTCCACCACCAAAAAGTCCTTGAAGGAACTCATTCAGTTGCTCTTCATCGAGAGTTTGTGCATGTTGATACTGGTCAAATGTCAGGAAGGGAATTTCAGTTTCCTCTTTCTTGACTTTACCACCCGCAGACTTTTTACTAATGTTAACATTGTTTGCCTTCATGGTAGATTTCCAAAAATTACCACCACCTCCAAGTTTCTGACCAAGAGGGCTGTTGAACATCGACTTTTGAATACCGACTGGCATACCCATGCTTGGTCTTTGTGATGTATATGAATTTCTTGCACTTGGTTTGACTGAGTTCATATACGAACCCATTCCGCCAGGAAGAGGAGATTTAAACGAACCAGGGTTAGCCCTATAAGCTTGCTTAAAGTCTTTCTTGCTGGAGTAAGTGCTGCCCGCCTTTGCGCCAACAGAACCAGGCAATGCTTCAGTCAAGTCCGTCTCAGTTTCGTAGCCTTCTTGATAGCCTTCTTCTGAAACTTCTTCTTGACTGACATAGGCTTCCTCCTTTTGAGTTTTTGCTTTGCGTTTTGCTGCTGCTTTTGCTTTTAATCGCTCTTTAGCAGCATCCTGTTCTCCTTTAGGAATGGAGAACATGTTACGATCGGTCTTTAGTTTTTCATCGGGTTTGTCATACCCCTCATTAGCAACATCAGGACCGTCCTTTACATCATCTTTTCTACGCTTTTTGTCACACTTAGAACAATCACAGTCCTCACCATGATTCTTCTTTACATCTCCAGAACCTTCAATGATTTCATTCTTTTTAGGATTGATTTTAACTTTAGTTTTTCTTTCGGATAATTGACTGAAACTTAACATCACTCTTCCTCCTTTTTCATTCTTTCTTTTGCTCTGCGCTTACCAACACCTTTGTAAATGTTAGATGCTTGTTTTGCTTTCTTAGATGCTCTCTCTTTATCTCCGGAAAGTGCTGCCTTTCTTCTTTCCTCATCTGCCTTTTGAGAAGCAGTGAGTGCCAGGTCAGCAGAGATCTCATCAATCTGACCAACTTCTTCTTTCTTCATCGCTTCCTTTTCTTTACGGAGAGCAACAGAACTTTTTCTCTTTGGCATGTTAGGGTAATAAGTTTTACCTACCTCTGCTTTCTTTACAACCTCACCGGTCTTAGCATCTCGGTGCATACCCTCTTTTTCTTCTTTCTTATACTGAGGGTGGTCGTCGAGTTTCATTCCACGCTTTTTCTCAAGGCGTGCTTTGCGTTCTGCAGTTTTATCATCACGAACACCTTCAACTACATTCTCAATCTCAGTAAGAGTAAAGAGACCTGACTCATAGAGATGTGCGATTTGATCATAATCTTCACCAAGACGCTTAGCGAGTTTATCACTGCCACCAGATACTGCACGAGCAGTCTTACCAACTGCCCTCTTCAGACCGCTACCAATTCTCGAAAGCAAACCAGGCTTCTTCGCCTTAGGTGCTTCACTTTCCCCGCCACCAGACGATGCACTGCTGCTTCCACCGCCAGAACTACTACCTTTTGTACCTCTTGTAGATGCCAAGAGAGCATCTAACTTACCACCAGTTCCGTCGTCAGAACTCTTCTTCTCTTTTGCAGCAGGTTTAGATTCGCCCTTGGGTGCTTCCTTCTTACCAGGAGCACCTTCTTTGCCACGCTTGTAACCAGCAGAGAAACTCTTCTTAAGGGAAGAACCGCCACGCTGAGCAGCACCAACTGCATAACCAGCACCCTTAGCAGCACCCTTGACCGCTGCCTTAGCAGCAGGTTTTACCATCTTCATGCCAGCAGCAGCACCTGCCTTAACTCTCTTACCTGCTTCTTTAGCAGCACCCTTCATGCGAGCAGTACGGGAAGGACCTGCTTTCTTTGCTGCTTCCTTCGATTGCTTTACAGCAGAATCATAATACTTGTCACTTGCTTCCGAAATTGCATCTGCCATTGCTTGAACAGATTCTTTCTTATATCCGCTCTTCTTAACTTTGCCACCCTTAGATTTTTTAGGCATTCCCGTAAGAGGATTATTACCCATTGCCATACCAACAAGCCCGCCGAGGAGTTCATCGAGTTGCTCAACTTCCTCATCCAGAAGTTCTACTTCCTCAAGTGCCTCTGCAATCTCAAGCAGATCTTCATCATCCTCAGCAAGGTCAACAATTGCTTCCATCATGGTATCGATGAGTTCCTCGTCAGTCATCTCATCGATCTCTTCCAGACCTTCGATCTCGTCTTCGCTAAAATAAAATGCTTCTTTGACACAGTTGTCAACTGTCTTACCGCCTTTCTTTTTAGTACCGGCAAGTTTATATCCCTTCCAACATGCCTTACCGTCTAAACCCTTTTCTTTGCCTTCTTCAACTTCCTCAACTTCTTCCTTCTTCATCGCTTTGGCGATTGCCTTGCGACGATTTGCCAGATACTTATCATTGGGATCATTCTTTTTCCCATCATTATCAATATCCCCATCTTCTTTTCCAACAGGGTCTAGTTCTGGTTTCCTTTTACCTTCATATACCTGTCTGAGAGCATCAGACATATCAGGAAGTTCGTTGAGATTCATTTTACTAAGCGTCCTTTTCCTTTTTATTTATCTTACGAAGAAACTCACCTGGAGTTAATCGTCTAACATAATCTCTAAGTTCATCAGTACCAACTTGTCCAGCAGGTGTCCAGTCAAAATATTTTAAATTGTTAATTTCAACCAAATCCTTCAACCAAGTGCGGAAGATATTATCATGCTCATCAATACTGATGACATAATTACTGCCGCGACTGACAACCTTACTAATAATTCCGGTGTTAGCATTCTCAACAAAGGTTCCTTCATTGAAAATTTCACCGGCAAAGTATGCCTCACGAAGACCTTGAATGTCTAATTTAGGAGCAATCTCATGTACAGCATATGATGCCTCAGCAAAATCATCAAATGATTCTTGGACATTCATTGCTTGGCGAAGAGTGAGGAATACTTCTTCTTGATCTTTCTTACTTAATGCTTTTGGCATACCTTGCTTAAAGGTATCAAAGTCACCTTCTGCTGCTGCCTTTCTCATCTTGGATGCAGACATACCTTCCACACCATCAGAGTCAGGGTCTCTATCACCTGCCGATGTTACTTTGATGTTATCGAATGTATATAACTTTCCGTTGTATTTTGATGCAAGTGAATTGAACTCGCTAACACGGTCACCTCCCACAACAATATTAACGCTGCTATACCCGTCATTATCGAGAGCGGTAAGAACATCAAAGATGGTACGCATATCGTCAGACGAAGTAATTGCATTCGCGTGATCGGGATATGCCATCCGCATAAAACGAACCTTAGTGCTCGGGTCGAGGGGATTCTTCTTAGGATCCTGCGACCTTGAGGGGTATATTCGATACTCTCCTCCATTTGATTTTGCCTCTCTTGCTACTTTTGCAAGAAGTTTTTCATGCCCGACAGTAGGGGGATTAAATCTTCCAAATGTAATAGATATTGTGCCTTGATCGACCTTGCCTTCGCCGCTTGAAGTTTCTTCTCCTCCACTTTGCTGTGCTCCAGTATCTAAATCTTTCGGGTCAATCTTTACAAGTTTCCCATCCTTTGACATATGGGTTACGTTTCCTCTTACATCGGCGTACCGACCGTAACCAATATGTTTAAGTTGTAATTTTTCTGCTTCTTTAGAAGCATGTGATTTTTCGGCTTCAGTTAGGAAAGCACTAAAACTTTTCATTCTACCAATTTTTACTAAGATTAAAGTTTGCTTTACTAAAAGTCAGTCGATCTACGATTTTATATGGATTATCTGAGATTATTACGAATCCTTCGTGTGAGGATGGTTTACCATCGATGAAACATTCAACATTCCCATTTGTAACAATCGCATCAAGTAGACGCTGTTTCAGTTGGAAGATTTTATGCCACACCATGAAGGTCTGAACATTAACCTCTTGCTTATATTTAGCATCCATTGCACTATGCATTACACCAGGACTTGGAATGCTGCCAGCACGAATAAATTTATTGACAAAAGTCCTCAAATACAATCTAGTACACTTATCTTTGGATACCTTACACTGGGGAATCAGTGCAAGAATTTCAGCAACTAGTTTGGGAGCAAACCATTTACCAACAACAGCATCAGTAGTGTCAATGAAATGAGTTCCTAGTGCAGACAGAAGTTTGACTCCAACCTTACCTTCAGCAGTAGGAGAAATCTCCGTATAGGAAGTATGGGGTGCTACAATAATATCGCTACGAATAGGAGAATCAAAACGATAGGTAACGGTATTGGGAGTATATGACCTGCCGCCACCAATGCCAATAAAGTCAGCTTGAGTAATACCAGGAGTATGGGGAAGATGACGTAAACACATACGAAGGATATCAGCAACGCGACCAGTATGGTTTTTATCGATATCTTCATTGGTATAATTGATCAGAACTTTCTTTTTATTGAATACCGACTTGGTGCCGACAAAGAACTTACCGTTCTCTGGATTGGTGCCAAACACAATAGCAGGAGCACCGTCCCACTTAACACTGACCTTACGGCACAGAAGCATCTCTTTGACAGCAGCAAGTGCTGCCCGACGACCATCGAAGATAGAATCTTCTGGATGCTCAAGGTGTTTGTTAGGCATGTCCCTCGTGTCTATACCATTATTATAGCATGTCAAAGTTGAATCGCACATGAGTGTGTACCAGTTTATAAACCGTCCTTCATAATCTTTTTGAACTCGGGGGTGATGCCAGCAAAAAACTGCGGCATGGCAGTAAAGGATCCCTTATATCTTAATTCAATATCAAGAATTGGAGTCTTTCCTTTATACAAAGTAAAGAAAACTTTGGCAGCATTTCTTGCAAAGGTTTTCTTCTTATCAAGTTCCATTCTAGCAGGTTGTTTTGACAACTTTGCCATGGCAATCATGACACTATGAATATCAACCATATTAGCATTGCCAATATTTGGGTTTAAGTTAGTGTCAACAGTACCAACACCTTCAGTCAAATAAAATGCAAAGTCTGCTTCCTTCCAGGTATTCAACTCATCCAAAAGATTTACTTTGAGAACTCTTGTCAGCAAAGCATCAGCGAGTTTATTACTAACAGTAGGATTATTCATGATGTCAAGAAATCCCTTGTATAAAGGATTTAATTTTTCACCTTTACTTTGCAACTTATCATTTACAAAATTTCTAAAACTGAGTTGAGATGGAGATGCACCTGCCTTTTTAATCAAACCATCTCTGGATAGTTCAGTTTCTCCTTTTAAATTAATCAGTGCAATCTTTTCTGTCTTATTTCCCTTCTGCCTTTCAACTTTCATATCCCATAACTTCTTTGCATCCCCCTTATTATTAGGATTCAATCTTGCAATATCAGTATTTGCAACAGCGACATTCTCAAGAGGACCTCCTTTCTGACATGCTTCTTTAATTACACCGGCAAAAAATTTAATTCGATGATCATCTAATTTCTGTCTAACACTTTTAAGTTCCGGTCCCTCAATGAATTTAGAGAACGCATTGTTAATAAGAGTTGGACTTGGTGCTGACACACTAGGTTTCTTTTTCAAAGAAATGCCAACATATCTTTTAGGCGGATAAAACAAAATGACATCGGAGGAGTTGTAGTCCGCCATGCCATATGCTTTGATCTTAAATTTTTCTACATCTTGATGCCACTTATTACCGGTCAAATATACTTTTGCTGGGGCACCACGACTAACAGATTTTCTAGTTCCAAGAACAGCAGAAATTGCTGCTGCCATATCAGCATAAACTTTTTTCTTTGCTGCTTCATTAGGAATTTGAATGGCAGCAATCATTCCTCTTTTAGTAGCATTTCCTGCCGCATCAAGAACACCCGAACCTTCCAAGTTACTCAATATCTTTTCATAAAGACTATCAAATACCTCTGGATTTCTCTTAGCACTTTCTAATTCATTTGTGTTAAGAAAAGAACATCCTGCATAAAGTCCTTCTGAGGGTTCGTATGCCATTCTAGTTAATCTGGTTTAACACTATTTAGATAATCATTCTGCTCTTCATAGACTTTCCTTTGTCCTGACCAAATTTTATATCCCTCAACGATATCGGGCAGTAACCATTGGTCCACCCTATAGCAATACTTCCAGTTAACCGGTTGAATACAATTCATCACGACAACTTGGAAGAATGCTATAAGATGAATCAATAAGGTCTTCATTTATGACTCAATCCTTTATTATATCCAGTCATGTAGATACGAAATGCAAGTTGTTCAATATCATCGTAGATTTCTTCAAGTTCTTTCTTAAGTTCATCACTTTGCACATTAAGAATGCGCTCTTCCGGTTCAAGATTTCCAATCATGATTTTTTCTCCTGGTCGCTTCTTTCTAACTGGGCGTGATGGGCGAGTCGTTCGGGGTCGTCATTTACTGAAGGTTCAAAAGGTGTGCGTGAAAGATTCTTAATTACAATGAATGCATCTTTATTGTACTTGCGTGTTCCTTTTGGTGACTGCCACTTTTTATTGTAGACTTCACCAACATCAATACCAGAGACTGCAGTGCCAGCAATCTCTACAACAATATTATCTCCATGTTCCCACTCAAGTTGTTCAATAGAATCCAAAAGAGTGGAAAACATATCATCTCCCGTTCCCGAAATCGTCACAGATCACCTTCCTTCCGATTCTCAGAATAATACACATCAAAAGCACCATCAGGATATCGTGCTGCAAGTTTCTCAACATTCATCTTAAGGACTTCATCCAAAGAAATATTGAGACCCATACATGCTTGGGCAACATACCACATGATGTCACCAAGTTCACGCTTCAGGTGGAAGAGATTATCTTCCGATGGTTCTTTACCTTGGAAAACAATCTTCTTTACAACTTCAGTAAACTCACCTGCTTCGGCAGACATACCTACAGCAGCAGTAAGCAGTCGCTGGGTAGGAAAATCTTTGTTTTTGAGGTACTCAAGACGCTCAAAGAATACACTTTCCTCTTTACTTTCTTGCGAGGTGACGGCATCTACAAACTCCAAATACTTGTTAGGATCAATCATACTTTAAATCTTGAAATGTTTTCTTACTAGTGAATTTTTGCACAAGGTCAATTGACTGCTCTTGGGTTCCTTGACCTGAATCTTGGAGACCTTCTTGAGCAGACTCCTCTACATCATACAGCTTCATCTTCGCTCTGTCAATACCTATACAGAACCTTTTGTTCATTGTCGGATCGTTATAACGATTCTTCAATTGCTTAACCATGATCTGATTCATACCCTCAAGCTCTTCCGTGCTAATAAGGGCAAACATAAGATCAGCAGTAGCAGGAAGACCGAAGGATTCTGAAGTGTCAGTAAGGTCAACATCAGAGCTACCATAACCTGCACGAGTGGTCTGCGTAGCAGAAACGATAGGCACTCCACACTCACAAGCAAAACCCCTAAGTTCCTCAGCGATTGCTTTGACATATGTGTAGGAGTTGACAATGCTGCCTTTATATCTTTGGGACGCACAGATATTAAGGTAATCAATAAAGATAATATCGGGTCTAATGCTCCGCTTAAGAGCAAGATCACTAACAAGAGATTTAAAGTGACCGACATGTGCAGAAGCAGTTGGATATTCTTTAATTATAAGAGTACCCTGAGTTTTCTTACTCAATGTTTGGATTTTCTTATCAAACATTGCCTTAGGAAGATCTGCTAATTTTTGGATTGGGATGTTGAGAAGATTAGCGTCAATGCGTTCAGCGATCTTCTCTTCTGCCATTTCCAGTGTGATATAAAGGACGTTCTTGCCTTGAAGGAGTGTCGCAGCGGCGCAGTGACACATAAACAAAGACTTGCCCACACCAGTACCAGCGAGTGCGATGTTAAGACTTTTGTTAGAAAGACCACCCTTCGTAATCTTATTGAAGAATGATAAGTCGAATGGGATCTTATTTTCCTTTTTGTGGTAGAACTCGTACCTTGCTTCTGCGTCAGAGACATAATCGTGACCTACATGTTGATCGAATGAAACACCTAACGCTTCAGAAAGTATCTGCGGAATAGCACCTTTATCTTTCTGGGAATCTTGCCCGTCAGCAATCTTGACAGATTCCATAAGAGATAAGTAGATCGCACGCTCTTGACACCACTTTTCTGTAGTATCAATGAGCCAGTCAAAGTCTGCGGAATCATCGGAAAGGACATTCAAAACCTCCAGGATTTCAGCATAATCATTTTCATTGATATCAGTTCTTTCCTGACATTCTATACCAATTGCATTAAGAGATGGTAGCGTTTCATACTGAGTGACATACTCATGAATTTCCAAAAAGATAATCTTATGAGTACGAGTTTGAAAATAATCAGACTTAATGAAAGGTATGACCTTGCGAGTATACTTCTCATTAAATACCAAATTATTGAGAATTGTTACTTCTAGGTTCATAGGTAGTGCAGATAAGATCCAACAATATATTTTTCAGACGATATTGGAGATCTTCCAGCATGTCTGTATTGCCATGTTGCAGGGAACAAGAGTATTCTACCACACTTTGAGGCAACTTGGTGATTAAAGATTGGAAATTCAGTATGTCCACCGACATTTACTGTGTTCAAATAAATGAACATCACTAAAAATCTACGAGCAGACTCATGATCTTGCACATCAACATGATCCTTGAATTGATCATGTCCATTATTCTGATACATTTTCATACGGAATTCTTCGTATGCATATTTTGCAGGGAAGTCCGGTCCAACTTTTAGTTGTGAAATATATTTATCTACAACACCATCCAATGCATTTAGAATGGTCTCTTGATGATCCATCCATAAAGGATCTTTGTCCTCGTACTTTTTAGAAATATTTAATTCTCTGAAGGACGGTCGCTGTTCTCTATCAACATATACGCTGTCGGATTTAGAAAACGATTCAATGATAGATTTACATACAGATTCATCAAGAATGTTATCATAGGTCTTTATATAATCAGTAAGTTTAGTTGCCATAACTGAACTCCAGTCGGGCAGCTTTGTCCAATTCATTCATTATTTCGGGGGTGAAATACTTCTCCGGATCAGCGAGAATAGACTTAGGGTAAAAAGTAGATTCACCAATAACGATACGATTCCCCCGCTTGGTAAAGACTCCGTATTTCTCACCCAGTTCCAGTAAGCCGTAATACCTGTCCAGTCCACGGTCGTAATAAAGACGTGTTTCAACTTCGCTATTCTCCTTTGTTAGACGAGACTTCTGTGCTTTGCATTTGATGATGTTACCGACAACCTCAGTTCCATCCTTCTCCTTCTTCTTGGACAAATAGATGATAGTAGAAGATGCATACTTCAGACCTGAACCGCCACCCATTTCTTTGGTAGGAACATAGGAACCAATGACATCATAGGTATGGTTAGTGACCATCATTGGAACATTTGCCTTACCCAATTTTAGTGTGAGTACACGAAATGCACCTTTAATGAGTTGACTCTTAGTCATGTCACGAACCTGTTTGTCAGCAGCAACATCTGCAATCTCCTTCTCAGTGGAGAGCATACCCAGAGAGTCCAGGACAAACATCAGAGGTTTACGATCAGCAACATCCTGTTCCATATACTTGTCCAAGATACGACAAGACTGAGTTCGGAATTGTTCAATGGTAGCAACAGGAACGATCATCATACGATCGGATGCGATACCACGGTCCTCAATCATCTGCTTTGAGATAGCAGACTCAGACTCAAAATAGATCACCCCAGCATCGGGATTAGATTCAAGAAAATGCTGGACAATCCCAAGGCAGTAAAAAGTCTTGCCAGTAGAAGACTCGCCAGCGATAGCCGTGATCTTGTTTGCAGGGATTCCACCGTAGATTGAACCGCTAACCAAAGCATTGAAAATATAGCTACCAGTATCAATGAAACCAGAAGTGTCTCCTGCTGCGACACCATCGCTGACAAGTCCTGCATATTCATTACCAATCTCCTTTGCTACATCCTGTAAAAAATTCACTCTTTAACCTCCAATAATGATGTGATGTAATTGGAGCGTTTCATGGCACGCTCAAACCATTGCGCTTCTTTTATGTCACTGAAAATCTTTTCTTCTCTAGGTGAAAACCCAAATGCGTTTTGATATGTGACAATATACTTTGTAGTTTTGTTCATCCAAATAAAAATTCTAGATTTGCGACCTTTTCAGTTTGCCAACCAATTGTGTCCATAATCACCTTAATGGGGTCCAAGAAACTCTTGGAGAATTGTAAGTCATAGTCCACATGTTTGTCAAGCCCAAGTTCTTTGGGGAATGTTGCCAGATAACTGATAACATTCTCACCAATTTTATTGGGAGTTTTAAGATACACAAACTTAATCTTTTCACCATCCTGAATCAATGGATACTTGTGAGTGAGTTTGTTCTTCTTGTTATGAAAGTTGTAAAGCAATGCGCCTCTCACATGAATGGGTGTGCCTTTACTATAGATAGTCGCTGGGTTCGACCACTTATTTATTCCATTACACCCGCGAGGAAAAGAAACATCTTCAACCGGTAACGAAGAGAATTTATCTCTAAAGTCAGAGATGAATTTCTGTGCAGATTCTTCGTCCAGATTCATGATAACTGTCATACACTCCTTAATTGCGGTGCGACATGCACTAGGAGTAGAGGACTTAACTGCCTCCAGACCCATGATCTTGAGTTTAGGTTTCTCATAACGAACACCCTCACTATCCCAGACATTGAGAATGTAGCGTTTCTTAGCAGTCCAGATGCCTTTGTTAGCGATGTTCTCTCTCTTCATGAACATCTTCTGTTCATAGGCACCGACATAATCTGCTAGTTCCTTGTACGATTTGTCGATGAATGGTTCGATTCGATCCTTACACGCTGCATTGAGAAAACTGACGATCCTCTCTTGAGGAACATCTTGTACATCAAATACTGAACGAACAAGTAGATCAAGACAGATATAGATGCTGTCAGTATCACTGGCGATAACATAGTCGTGATTCTCCGTTTTGAGTAGTTTGTTTAGGTAACTATTTACTTTTCCTTCGATCCAACGAATCGAGACTTGACCCGAGAGAGTGATCGCCTCAGCATTTGCCAGATTGTAATATCTGAAGTATTGGTTTCCGATGGCACCATAGGCAGAGTTGAGTTGGATCTTTCTTGCCATTTGGATGTTGTTGAACTTTGAGATATCCTTTTGAAGTGCCAAGGTCTCTGATGTTGTCTTGGCATGTTCCAAGGACTGCTTAGAGGCAAGCATCCTTTTTTTATAAATGGTTCGTTCATCGTAGATCTTCTGCATCATTTCAGGAAGGAATCCATGAATGTCCTTACGATACTGAGCACCGTTAGCACATACACAATACTCCCCATCAATATCTAGCGTTTCCTCAAGGATTCGATCAACCGTTGCTCTGGGATGTCTCGCCTCAATGAGGGTCTCTGGCGAGATATTGTACTGCATAATAAGGTGAGGGTAGAGACTATTAAGGTCAAAACTAACAACCCAATCATACTTTCCCGGAACCGGTTCCTTGACATAAGCACCTGCATACTTTTCATCTTTCTTTGCTCCTTTCTTAGGCGGAACTACAACTTTTCTATCTGTAAGATAGTTATAGATCATGGTGTCCCACATACGGACCTGACTATACACATCCTCAAAGTTGACCTTAGCATCGTAACTCATTGTGATAGCAAGTTCAAGAAGTTTCATCTTATCTTCCAACTTGTCAATGAGTTCAACGTCTTGAATATTATACTCTACGAACTTTTGCCAGTCTCGGGTATAAAAATCTTTGAAGTTCTCGTATTCAGAGTGATCAACTTTTCTCTGCCCGAGTTCGACGAAAGCGATATGGTCAAGTCGGTAAGACTCTTGATTTGTGTATGTAAATTTACGATATAGATCGAAATAGTCAAGAATATTAATACCAGAGATATCGTAAGCAATATTACGGCGTCCCTGTACATAGACTTCTCTTTCATTTGCTCTGCCCCAAGGTGACAATGACTTCATCCATTTCTCACCGAGAACACGATTGACTCGACGAGCAATATAAGGAACATCATACAGGTTGATATTCCAACCAGTCAGAATATCAGGAGTATTTTGTGCCCACCAACCTAGAAAATGATTTAGCATCTCATTTTCAGTCCAAAAAATATTTGCTTTAACTCCCTTAGGAACATCAAATTCACGAGTTGCCCAAACATAATACTGTTTGCTGACCATATCTTTGATAGTAATGGTCAGCATTTCTTCTGCTGCCTCATCGACATTAGGGAAACCGTTCTCACACTGGACTTCAATATCCAGTGCAAAGATTTTCATCTGAGGAATGCTGTATTCAACTTCATTAGGAAACTCCCGACGAATATATTGATATACAAATCTCTCATATCCATGAACCTCAAATCCTTCTACACCATCATATTGAGTGATAAATTCTCTCGCCTTCCTAGCAGTTTCAAACTTCAAGGGTTTAACATTACGACCATCAAGGGTTTTAAACTCCTCTTCTTTGTTTGAAAGAACATAAAGAGTTGGAGAATAATGAGTACGAAACGACACAGGTTGTCCATCCTCATATCCTCGATACAGAATCGTATCGCCAGCAAGTTGAATGTTGGTATAGAATGAACTCATGCCTTGGTATAGGTCTCCAGCAGTTTAGGACTTGGATCCAGTATAGTAAAAATCACTTCAGAAGTCAAGAACAAATCTCTCTGCTGGGTGAAATCAGGAAAAGGTTTAATCTCATCCTCACTGATCACAGTATAACAGTTGCCGATGAATAAACTTGGTTCCTCATCCAGTTGTTCCACTGTCCCGATCAGATACTCCGGGCGATCCTTCAATAGAATTAACTTCACCTGTGAATCTTCCATTTGCTTTCTCCACTAATTCGTTGTACTTGTCAATAATTTCCGGATATGTTTCATAAATGGTAAGAACATCTTCCGGTTTCACCATCAAATCTTTTTTGGAAGCAAATGGTGCCCATGGTCTCATGTCAATATCTGGTTCAATTTCCTTAAACTCATCAACGAAACTTTCTGTACCAGTTGTATCATCAGTTTCAATATCAAGAGGAAATTGATCTTCATCTAAAATTGCAAGGTTGTAAGGATTTTTCAACTGAAATGCAATTACCTTATCAGGATATTCTTTTGTAGAAACTTCAAACAGATCGCAGATGATGTCTTCACCGTTTTTTAGTCTTGCGATTCTTACGCTCATAATTCCTCCTCTCAATTTCTAATACAGATTGCTTGATAATGTCTTTAAGGATTTTAAATTCTTCGACATTTTTTTCTACAGAGATAGGTCTGACATACCTAAGAAGTTCATCAGTGTATGATGTTGGCACTTCTACAGTAACTAGATCCGTCTCGCCATCATAATTATTCGGTTTTAGATTTACATAAACATTCATGGTGTACCTCAAACAAAAAAGAGACCCCCAGGGGAGGTCTCTTCTGTTGTATTATTATATATACAACTTATTTGAGTGTGTCAACAGCAGCGAGTGCTTTCTGACGAAGTGACTCAGGAAGAGGAACATAACCAAGGGAGTCTGCCTTCTGTTGCTGAGTAGGTGTCAGCATCCAGCGAAGCATATCCTTCACATTATCATTCTTCTCATACTCAGGGTATGCCAGAATCCAAGTCAAGGAGACGATAGGATAAGCATTGGCACCAGCAGGGTTAGCATCAGCACCACGAAGTTGATCGTCAAGAACGATCTCACCAAGACCAGCAGAAGCAGTCTCAGCAGAAGCGGTGACATAATTACCTGCCTTGTTTTGAATGGCGACCTGTTGAAGATCGCCCTTCACATAACCATAGTTTACATAACCAATAGAACCAGGGGTGTTGGTGATACTAGCAGCAACACCGCTGTTACCCTTAGATCCAACGCCAACAGGCCACTTCACAGACTTACCTGTGCCGACTGTCTTCTTCCACTCAGGAGAGAATGCCGACAGGGAATTCGTGAATCCCTTCGTAGTGCCGCTGCCATCGGATCGATGGACGGTAGCAATACGCTTATCAGCACAACCGAAGTAAGACCAGTTGTCAATCTTACCGAGGAAAACATCTGCCAGATCGGTTTGGGTCATCTTGACTTCACAACCAGGATAGTTATAAGTCGGGACGATCGCACCGCCCGTCATAGGAATGTGAACCATTCCCTCAGCAGGTTGTTTCTTATCACTCACAGCACCATCGCTGGCACCAAAGTCAACGGTCTTTGCTTTGAACTGACGGACGCCAGCTCCACTACCAACTGCTTGATAGTTGACTTGGTTTCCAGTCTTATTAGCAAGATCTACTAACATGTTGTTATACAACATTGCGGGGAAAGAAGCACCGGCACCATTAAGGGTGTAGGTCTCCTTTGCTTTCTCAGAGGTGGACCCGCAGGCGACCACCAGGGGTGCTGCCACTAGGGCAGCAGCGATTGCTTTGAGTTTCATCAATCAGTACCTCAGAACTTGTACTTGGTTCCGAGTTCAACTTTCCAGTCACGAGTATCATCTTCTTGGAAGAGATTCTCAAACTTACCATAAGCAGCGAGTTGATCGGTGATTTTAACTTTGCTACCTACTTCCAAAGCGTAGAAGGTTTCAGCATCACCAGCATCGGGGACAGAGCGACCGATACCACCTTCGATGTAAGGTGTGAAACTACCAAGTTTGGTTTCATATCCAACGCGACCCTGATGGACTTGCTTGGAGAAGTCCTCGTCAGTGCCCTTAAACTCATGCTTAGATTCGACATAAGGACCAGCGAAAGCAGGTGTCGCCAGTGCAGAAAGTGCCAGTGCGGCAAGTGCAATTGTTTTCATTTTTTTTATGTGTGAAGTATACTTAGGTGCCCACGCATGAGCACCCATGTAATATAGCATACTTCTGCCCAAAATTGGGTTATGGGTAATTTAAGATTTTGAATCGATCTCGTATACCTTGAGTTTCTGGTGATCTGGGATAATTTTCTTTAACTCGATTGTCAGCATTCCATTATTAAATGCCACTTCACCAATCTCAACATCATCCGACAAGTTGAAACCTCTAGCGAAGCTACGAGTGGAAATACCTCTGTGCATGTATTCCTCTTCCCCTTTACTCTTCGCTGTCTTAGACCTGATTAGGAGGACGTTCGATTCTGTAGAGACTTCAATCTCGTCCTTCGACCAACCAGCAAGTGCTACTTCAATCCTCCATTTGATATTCGATTCCTGTACAAGATTGTATGGGGGATATGATTCGTTTGCTGTGCCCATTCCATAAGAATGCAGCCTGTAAAACATGTCGTCTAGTCCAACGCTGTATTTTTCTGCAGCGTCTACGATGGCACCAAGATCTTTCGTGCCGAACTTTCTAAGTCCTGTCATTTGTATGCTCCTTAAATAAGCGAGTTTTATTGTGTGGTCCCCGAAGGCAACCTGGCGTTGAAGGGGTTCGGTAACGAACCAAACCTCCAACGGTTTTATTTAGTAACACTACAGCACAGTTTATGGTACGGTTACTACTAAATAAGACCGAAAATTATAATTTGCCTATATACAATACACCCATACGAATGGAATAAAATGAAACTATTTCTTCCTCTCGTTATGATTTTAGTGGCAACTCCTGCATATGCAGACATGACTACAAGGATGTCTTCCAGTGTTCAGCTTACTGTAGATTCTCCATCTGTAACAACGAACCGTTTGGCGTCATCTTATAGCGTAAGCGGTAATAATATTACTCCATCTACTGTAGGTGGACTTGGTTCACTTACTTCTGGTAGTGCAGTTGGTTATACTCCCACTGCATATGGTCTGACTACAGACGGAGATGCGTATTCCTTTACAGAGTCCTTTATCGAAGGTGATGCTGTAGGAACTTCTCAGACTGCTCTTACTACTGGTCAAATCGATCAACCTGTTCTCTACGGCAACTCCACCAGCTTTATTGGCGGTACTGCAGGCAATCTTGCTGGTAGTATCGATACTGCTGGCAGCATTTCAGTCACTGCAGGGGGAGCTGGTACAAGTGCTACGGGACAATTCGTTTCGGAGATCACCGTTCGATAAGCGAGGTTAGCGATGTTTAAATATATACTTGGTGCCGTTTCTATTATTTTAGTGGCACCATTTTCTTCTTTAGCAGTTCCTGTTGTTCCGAACTTCACTCAAGGATCTTTAACCAGCCGAACAGAAACAACTAGTAAAGTTGTTGAAACTATCAACTCAATGGATTATCAAACAGGTTGGCAATATTCAGTAACTGGTAAGAATATCAAAACAGATTCACCATTGTCTCCTAATGAGACAGTAACAACTACACAATCTATTAATGGAGTGAACTCAACATGGACAGGTTTGAGCGCGAACGACAGACCATCCTGGCAACTGGTATCGCCGGGAGCAGCGTTTCAATTCACAGAGACCTACAGCGGTCCAGGTCTGAGCAACCAAACAATCATCAACCGAGAAACAACCGTAGAATCGGTTACAGATACTACAAGTATATTCCAGCAGTAATTTTAAGTGCGTTACTTCCTTCGCAAGCACTGGCAGAAACTATTGGTGGTGTTTCTGCTACTGCGAGTCCTGTCGCCAATAGTTCTGGCAGTGTCACTAATCAAGCCATCCAGGTTCTTCAAGGTCCCTACATCACCAACACCTATGGTGGAGGAATCCAATGTCAAGGTCCTACGCTAAACTTTACCCCATTCATAACTGGTTCAGTATCGGCACAAAAACCATATGAACCATTTTTCAATGATCCTGTATACGATGTCACTGATAATTTCGGTGCCTTTGATGCTGACGGCAGACCAATTGGAGATGGAGTTTTAGATAATCCAGGAGATGTTCTTTTCTTCAAACGCACAAGAACAGGACAAAAGGATAGTTACAATTTAAGTGCTGGATTTTCTGCTACATGGTCCAGACCTTTAGATAAGAAATTACAAGATCAATGTAAGCAGGCAGCATCAGCAAACATCGATATGATGGAGCAACTAACTGCCAATAAGAGACTTGACTTTGAGATCGCCAGACTTAAAAATTGTGGAGAATTATTAAAGGCTGGAATTAGATTTGCACCCGGTACAAGATATGCTGCTATTTGTGCAGATGTACAGGTGCTTGGTAAAAACTTTATCGCACCACACCGCCACTCTATCCCTTCTTCTTCCTCGGAAAAACAGAACGGAGAGTCCGAACAGCAGAGCTCAACTGACGCTGCTCTTCTTGGCGCTCCTTTACGCTCAAGACTGGGGGTTTCTTACCCCTTAAAGAGGCAATCTTCTTCACCACTTTCTTCGTCGCAGGTTTCACCACTCTTAACAAAAGATCAGCAAAGGGTTTTGCAAGCAGTGCCGAAGTCGTTGCCACAACAGCAATAGATGCTGTAGTTGTAACCTTTCCAGCATTAGGAATGTTACCAATAATTTGATCGGGAATAGTCAGTTGTTCTGTCACCATCAAACATTCCTTTCCAACTAACTCATAACCCGTAATTTTTTCATTACCCTGTAGGATTTTTCCTACAGGGTTTTTTAATTGCTGTTCTCTAGTAGGACATTCAATAATTGCAGACTGTATCTGAGGTGCTTTAGGTGCAGAAACTTCGGGAGTAGGTGGAGTAGGTTTTTCTGGAGACTGAGATTTTACTTTGGGTACAGGTGTTGGTAAATTTTGATTGGGTTCAAAGTTAATAGGATTGAATGATGGCGTTTGTCCATCACAAAGAACTAGAGTTCCTTTTGGATCATCCTCTAACAACTGTGTATTTTTTGGATTCCTTTCCTTGTTTGCTTCTACACATCCAGGAATATTGACAATAGGAACTCCTATCTGTTCAGTTACAGGAACAGATGGAGGAATTGCTTGGGGTGGTGATAATAACCAGGAAGGTGTTTGAGGAATATTGATATCTCTCACATTAAGATCGCTAATACTAATATCCTTAATTTCCATTATTCTTTAAAGAATTCAATAATTGCTGACCAGGCAGAATGAAAAGCAACATAGAGAAAAAACTGATCTGTGGCATCTTTTTTCGCTTGCTTTCTATATGTAGACTGTGCCATAGTTAAATTGCAGTTAATGCTATTTAACGATTCTCACCAACTTTTAATTAAGTATTACCTTATTAAAAGAAAGTCAACAATCGTTAAATACAGATCCAACTTGCGAACCTAATTCAGATCCCAATTTCTGACCCAGTAACAATGCCCATCCGCCTGCTAACCATCCCACATAAGGGATGCTAGAGAGGGCAGGAGCAGCGACACCAGCAGCGATGGCACTACCTGCTGTTGCACCTTGTGACCGTGCTCCAGCGTCCGCCACGATGCACTCTACTTCTTTTGCAGACTTTCCCTCAGAGTCCACTGCAGCGCCTCCTAGGTTGCGTGTGCCTTGACGAGTGTACTGATCACGGCGATACTCAGTTCGCCTCTCAGATCCTCCTCCAAAAAATCCTCTCTTTTCTTTATCAAGATCAAGTGATCTTTCTGATTCTAATACTTTCGGATCATCTGAACGATACTCAATCGTATATCCATCCTTTCCTGCTTGGATTTTATACGATGAATATGGTCCCCGAGGAATATTAATTACAGGAGGTTCCTGTATCTTTGCAGTAGGTCTCAATACATATCCCAACAATCCAATATGTGCTAGGGCAAATGCAGAACCTACTGCAATAGCAATAGTTTTCATAGGAACCTCTTTCTTCTTTACAGGTTCGGGATAATAATCTCCAGGTTGTTCTGGAGATTCATCCTTATGCCAAGGTGTTTTCATGGTCAGAAGGGGATAGCAGGACCAGTTGTTGTAGGTACTTTGGGAATTTCTGGCAGAGAACTATCAAGAAGACCGGGAAGTGAGTCGGTGATTGCACCAGTTACAAGTCCAGTAAGTCTTTCTTGTGCTTCAGATTTCCATGTATCCATGTTTACATAAACATAAACCCCACTCCCGATGACTGCCAGTGAGGTCAGTCCCGAGAGCAGGGCAACAGCGTTAATCAGTTTTTGCATCTTTTTTCTCTAGAGTAGGTGCTTTATTTTCCTCGTCTTTCTTTTTACTAGCAACAACCCCGAAGGTAGCTAAAGTCCCAGTAAAAACGCTGGCGATGAAAGTTGGATCGATATTTTTCTGAGGAATACCAGGAACAGTTACATAATTAAGAGTCAGAATCGCTGCTGACCACCCAAGAATAATAACTCGGACGAGAGTTGATACACCCTCATCCGCCCACTCAAATTTATTCTGCTTGGCTTCCTCTTTCTTTGGATTAGAGTCCATAGTTAAAGAGCAAGGCTCTTCTATTTAGCTTTCAGAAGTTTGACGCTTCTTTCCAATATTATATTTGGATTCTAAAATCCATTCAGTCTTTTCTTTATAAGCAATGACTTTGATCTGACTCAGGGGGGCGGCATCTTTAACAGAATCCTCTTTAACAATCTCTACCAATCCCCAGTCAGACAGGAGTTTAATAATACGATTGCGTCTTTGTACATCATTCTCAGACAGGTTTGCTTTCTTTCCATCTAGTGCAAACAGTTCTTTAAAATGTACAATGTAATACTGACCTTTCTTATGTAAGATATGACAAGATTGAAATAACTTTCGCTCTTTTCTGGAAGCAACTCCAATACGAGTAAGAGTTTCACGCACCTTAAGGAAATCATCAGGTTCCTTTAGATTCACTTCTACCATGTCTGCTTTCGTCCACTGAACTTCCTTAAGTTCTTTCATCGGTTTTTACCCCCTTTATTCAATTTATCTCTAATGATCTCGATTTGATCTGAGGTAAGAATCCTGAGTGCTTGCATTGCTTTCTCGGTCGAATAACCATAGAACTCTTTGACAAGTTCAATATCCTTCACCTTTTCTTTTTTACCCCAAGGAGAAAATCTCTTACGGGGTCTCACGATATTTATAAAAAATTCATACTGCAGTTTTTTATCAAGATTCGGATACCGATTCATTTCATTCGCATACATGATAGTGTCCATGTGTTGCGACATACATTTATTAATTACATAAGGAGGGTAATTCTTTTCCCAACCAGGATCATCTGTATCCAACAAATCTTTTTTAGTTTGATTGATACTGTTCAGATAATCCTTGAGGGGATACCTTTCATCATACGACATAATTTAAGAGTAGAAGTTCTTTGCGGGACTGTTGTTCTTGCATGTATTCACCGACCGATCTCATGGTGTAAGTATGATCATACTCATAGGGAGTCCATCCCAGAAATCGATCTTTGATCAACTGCGAAGAGTTGTAAGATACTAGTTGATGACCAATGTGTCGATCACAGTCCAGAGCAAACTTATCGTGATCAAATCCTTTGTGCATATTACCTTTCTTGCCATAGAGATTAGATCCGATCTCATACGGGGGATCAAGATAAGTAAAGACTTTCTTATCGTCGGTCAGTAACTTTTCGTATGACAGATTAGTGATCTTCCAGTTCTTGATAAGTTGTTGATAGTAGGGGAGTTTGTTAATTCCTCGCATACTAAAGTTTGAGTCTGACGCCTGTTTGCTGAAGGAACTGGACTCAGTGAGACCAGAAAAAGAGCACTTGTTAACAATATAGAAACTGACAGCACGAGCCGTAGCATCACATTTTCTGGGTTCGTGAGAGAGATACTCTTTAGATTCCAAGAAAAGAACTTTCGCGGAAGCGGGGTCAGGGTGCCTTTGTTTAAGTTGGACGAGTTGGGACCTAACTTCATTAGCATTCTCCTGCAATTCACGCCAGAAATTGTAAAGGGGTTCGTAGAGATCGTTCACCCAAATATCAAGATGAGGATGACACTGAGAAATATATAGTGCAACAGAACCTCCACCAAGAAAAGGTTCGCGAAACTCTGTGTAGTCGGGATAAAAGAGAGGAAAATATTGTGCCATCTTTTTAGTAGCACGAGACTTTCCTCCAGGATAACGAAGAGGAGTTTTTAGTGCGGTCATACAATCAATTGCTTGGTGGGGGTAATGATGGTTCCAAACATATTAGAATACTGTTCAATAACGGCAGGTTGTGCATCAGTAATAAAGATCACTGCCAACTTCTCTACAGTAATACTATTTACTGCAGGATCCTGAAGTGGTGCCCATGGTGCAAACCCAAGTTGATTTTCTGCAGCAGTAGGAATTGCAACAATAGGATTTCTGATGACAATGTTATCAACATTATCTTCAACAATTTCTGCGATGACATTCTCACCGCTCATAAAACGAATGTACTTAATGCTCATGATGATTTTCTAAGTTGATTTGAGGTTTTTGCTTTGTGGCAATCATAGCATAACAATTGACACTTGTTAATTTCATTCCAAAAGTTTTTACTCAATTTTTTTGAGCACATACTGCGTTTTGGATTCCATTCCTTTTCTATAGGATTTATATGATCTAATTCAAGTCGTTCTTTACTACCACACTTAATACATCCTTCAGAACCATCTCTTTCTTCCAAGAATTTAATTACCGTGGCAAAATTTTCAGTATATCTTTCTTTGAGGAGATGTTTATCTCTCTGATAATACTCTCGTTTTTTCTGCTTAACTTCTGGAAGTTGGTTGCGGGCATTCTTCTTTGCCTTTGCTTCGGGAGAGAGTCTTTGATACTCTGCCTTATGATCCCTCATTTGAAATTACACTCCAACATTAATTGAGTGAGACAGGCAAGGAGATTGATCTCCTGATCTACCACAAAGGCAGACTTGTATTGATACTCTGCAATGATAAGAACTGCAGCAGCAACAGAAGGACCATCCATCACACCAGATAGATTGTCATAGAGTTTCCTCATGATTGAGGTAGGATCAGCATCAAGATTCTGAGTGACCCATTTCTTTACATCATTGAACTTCTTGTTCTTCAGACTCTCGACAAGAGAATCGATGTTTGCATCACCTAACGCCGCCAGAATGCCAGTGTCGATAGACCCTGTGCTTGCATATCGCTGGAGTTCGTTGAGGGTGCGTCGGAAATCTGGGAAATATTTTTGGACGACATTCGCCACAACTCGATCAGAGAAGGGGATCTCCTCGCGCTTGAGGATATCCCTACATCGATCGAAGAAAGACGCTGCCAACTCTTGCTTAGTGCTTCCACGAACATTAAACTCTACGACCGTCGTCCTACTATGTAGGGGTTCAATAATTTTGTTTTTGAAATTACAAGTGAATATGAACCGACAGTTTTTTTGGAACTCTTCGATACTGGCACGAAGGAGTAGTTGAACATCCGGCGTTGTGTTATCTGCTTCATCAATGATAAGAACTTTGTGCTTACTAGAAGAAGTGAGAGACACAGTAGAGGCAAAGTTCTTTGCCTGATTGCGTACAGTGTCCAGGAATCGACCTTCATCAGATCCATTGATAACATAGTAGTCTGCTCCCAGTTCTTTACAGAGTGCTTTAGCGATAGTAGTCTTACCAACACCAGCAGTTCCAGAAAGCAAGAGATTAGGAATCTCGCCTTGCTCAAGGAAACTCTGGAAGGTTTTCTTCACAGATTCAGGAAGGATGCACTCGTCTACAGTTTGAGGACGGTACTTCTCTACCCAGAGAAAATCATTCATAATCAAATCCAATCAGGTTTACGCTCAGGATTGCGTTTATAGTTTTCCTTCACCCATGGTTTAGATGCAATATACATCTTGTATGCAGTGAAGGTGTCGATGCTATTGTCATGTTTGAACTCATCCGGCATCGCTCTCACAAAAGGCGTAGGATGCTTCCCAGAGCGTCCCTGAGGGTCCGCAAAGGGAAAGATGGAGTCTGCATAGGCAAGAGTGTGCAAACAAGAATGAACCTTGCCATAGCGATGGGTATACTCTGAGCACAGAGCAATACCATGACTAATTAACCATCTCCAATTCATCACAAATGAATTTGCCCAGATGGTGCAAGGATGGTTTCTAAACGCACCCTTATCAGTCTTATATGAGTTGCCATCTTTATTTGGCAGTTCACCAAACCCATGACCCCATTTGTCAGACGCTACGATGGCAAGCATCTGACAGCACTCTAATGGCATTTTGACAATATGTTTGTCAGGAAGAACTTGAGCAGACTTCCAGGGACTGGGATCGGTAACAAAGATGTTCATTCTAAAGGTCTGATGAATTGGTTAGCAACCATGTCTTGTGATTGCATTATATCATACATGTATCTTACAGCCGATTCAGGAACTGTATGATTTCCACATGTAAAAACATCACAAACTGCCATACATTTATCTGGCCAGGTGTGAATACTAATATGACTTTCGGCAAGAAGAGCAATAGCAGTCACACCAAACGGTTCAAATTTATGTGATGTTACATCTAGCAAAGTTGCCTGTGCCATAATTGCTGAGTTGACCAACATGTCTCTGATGAATGACTCATCATCACACAATGAAAATGGACAACCCTTTAGAGTGAATAAGATATGCTTCAAGGTTCCAAGGCAATGAAGTATTTGATGCCTTCACCTTCAAACAGTGCAACATTATGCTTACTAATCGAAACTCTGTAATCGCCAGCAAGAAGTTTCAGATTCTCAACCTTAAAGCAATAACAGAACTGTTCTTCAGAATGCCCCACTTCAACTGAGTAACTGTTAGAAGTTTCATTCTTTTTATCAGTAACTGTCAGATGCATAGTGCCACCATCACTGAATAGACAAAGATCTGGAAGTTGATAGATATTAGCTGCCAATCCAAGTTGTTTCAAAACACTTGCTTCAAGACGGAAACTCACATCCTTAGAAGGGATATTAATTTCTTTCTCGGGAGGTTGTACAATTACATCAGGATCTGCATAGAAAAACCGAGTCTTTGACTTGCCACGCTCATCACTTACGGTTACATAATTTGTTTGAGTGGTGTCAATCTTCGGTCGATTAAACAGAGAAAGACCGCCAAGGAATACACCCAGATCGTAAATGCTGATCTGCGAATCAAACTGTTCTTCGACCTCAGCAATGGCAAGAATGTTTTTATTGACACTGAGAGTAGAAATTCGATTGCCCGGTTTAATAACAATCGACTTGTTGATAGAACAGAAGTTCTTAAGGACATCAATTGTTTGGGGGGAAATTACGGTCATTGAGGGTACTCTTCACGGTTTGCAGATTGGTCGCTGAAATAAAGAAGGAGAAGACCGTAGTGCAAAATCTTGATAATGTCACGACGGGCAGTTCCCTTCTTATCATATCGGGATGCATACTTCAGGATGTTGCTCCTACAGAATGCTTCAGCATCTCCACAGGCATCAATCAAATCTAGCGTCTGAATTTTGTCAGTTGCATAGTGCTGATTGTATGTGCCAATAATATAGTCACGGAGCTCCGTTAGGAGCTCCTCTTCATTATACTTCATTGATCATTCAGAAGGTCATGGTTTTCAGTATTGTACTCGGAATCCTCTCCTGCGTCAACCTTTGTATAAAGATCCAGGAAGGATTGCTTAGTGTCATCATCAAAACGATTGACACACTTAGTGATAGCGTCCAGACGGTCACCAAAGATGCTGTATGCCTGAACAATATGAACCAGACGACGGGTGGTGATGACCTCATCAACTCCACCGTCGAAGAAAGTTTTGCGGATTACACCTGCCCACTTGACAAGGTTATCAGCAAACTCTTGATCACATCCTACATTCAAAAGAATCTTTGTCTCTACAGTAGCGGTAGGATAATCTTGCTCGAAGGTGATTGGGAAACGCTCAAGGAATGCCTCATTGAGAATGTTAGTTCCAACAAAGCGACCGTCATCGCTGCCTTTGCCTTTAGTATTTGCAGTTGCAATAACATTGAATCCATCAGTAGGTTTTACATATTTGCCAATTTTCTTAAGGAACACTCCCTTGCCCTCAAGAACAGATTGCAAACATAGGATCTTGTTAGAAGCAAGATCGATCTCGTCTAGAAGAAGTACAGCTCCCCTCTCCAGAGCTTCGATGACAGGACCATTGTGCCAAACAGTGTCACCATCGACAAGACGGAAACCGCCAATAAGATCATCTTCGTCCGTTTCGATGGTGATGTTGACACGAATCAACTCTCGTTTCGCTGCAGCACAAGCTTGCTCAACGGACATGGTTTTACCATTGCCAGAAAGACCTGTGATAAAGATCGGATAGAACTGACGAGACTGTACAACCTTGCGTACAGATGAAAAATTACCACACTGGACGTAGGAATCATCTTTATCTGGGATATAGTTTGCGGATGAAGTGGCGGAGGGTGCTTCATATGCCTGCTGAATTTCTTGAGCAGTCAGATTCCACTTACCCCTACCAGATTTATAAGACTCAAGGCGTTTGCAAACAGTAGCATAAGATACTCCCATGGAAGATGCCACATTCCGAACTTGATTGATGTCAACTTCAGAACCATACTGTTCGGTCAGAGCGTTGACCAGATCTGTGGTAGTGACTTCAGATTTGCGGGGCATTGGTCCTCTCTTGATTACCTTGTAATTATAGCAGAAAACCCTCCCAAATGGGAGGGTCTAGGACAGTTATTTAGGTGTCCTCACGCAATCTGTTCGATGAATGCATTGAGGATAGTTTTGTTTGCCATTTTAGATCCCATATGTTTCTTGAAAGCACGAGCAAGTTCTGCCTTAGTTGCAACTTCATTTTTCTGCTTAACCTCAATATCCTTAGATGCAGCAGACATATTCTGACTTGGAATAAAGAATGCTTCTGTATACCCAACCTTTCCCTTTACAGAAGCAAAGCGTTCTTTCTTCCATTGCTTATCTGCTGCAGTAAATTCATCGAAGTCAGTATACTCCCGAATGACTCTAGACGCTTCTGCTTTTGTGCAAATACGAATACCAATCCAATTGTAATCAGTGACTTCTCGCATAAAGGATACAATTTCCTTAGTAGTATGATATGGAGAGCTATGGATTCGACGAGAATAACCAGTTACAGGATCACGAAGAATAAAAACTTTGTGCTTTTGGTGGCACAAGTATGAAACAGACTGATGTTCTTCTCCAGTTCGATAATTGCTGTAAGTTGTCACAAAGGAAAGAGGATTCGCTTCTCCATCAGTAAGACAAATAACATTCACCTTAGTAACTTTCTCAACTCGCTTAATCTTATCTACAATAGACCGAGCACACATAACTGCTTCTCCAAGAGGAGTTCCGCCAAGACTGTATTCGGAGCAAGAACTAATACGATATCCTCCCATTGCAAATGCTTGCAGATAAACCATCTGCATAGACTTTTCCAGAGAGCGTGCATTTTGACGAGAAGAGAAAAACTCCAGCAATCTAAACTCTCCACTGATACACAGATCATTATCTTTACTGAGATCATCAGTGACATTGGTTCGATATCCGCTTTGGAATCCATAAACTCGGAAAGGAATACCGGACTTCTTACAGAACCAAATAAGATTGTAAGTTTGTTTCAGAGTATCCAATAACTGGTGCTGCATAGATCCAGACCAATCAAGAAACATCACTAGACCGTGATTCTTACCTTCAGGAATGATAGTAACTTTCTTGAAGATGTCATCGTTGTACTTGTAAGTATGCAGTTTATTAGTGTCAAGAACACCGGTTCTAGCAGTTGCAGCACGACGATATTCGTCTGCAGACTTCTTCATTTCAAATTGCTTACACAAATAACTGACAGTCTTTTTAGTATCTTTTTTGAAAGTAGTATAGTGATCAATACCATACTCAATATTATTCATTCTATACTCAATCTGATCTGGGGAATCGCCTTCTCTGTTATAAAAATGATTGTACAGCTTGTTTTGAATCTCATTAAAAGGAACAATATACCTGTCAACATCAATGTCAGGAAGTGAAAGGTAAACCCATTCTTTCGCATCATCATCTACAAGAGTTTCTAGTGCCTCTTGCAAAGCAGCATCAGTGATTGATTCGGTTTCATCTTTGCCACCCAAATCATTCATAAAATCATGATCATATGAAGGAGTATCTAGATCAGCAGCATCATTTTCTTGCTCACGACTCTCTGCTTCTTCAAGCATTTCTTCATGGGTCATACCTTGATCAGGAGTAACCTCAATCGTGTCACCACTCTGACTTCCAGATTGATTCTGATTGGGAGGTATTTCTAGTTCTTTCTCCTCTTGTTTTTGATTTGCATAGTACCACAGTTCCCTAGCAAGATCTATTACATCATCAAAAGTTTGAGTATTGGTAGCACGATTCACCCAGACCATTTCCTCTTTAGAAAAAGGAGTGTTGGGGTTACCTTTGAAGTATAAATTAATCCGATCAATCAAAGACAGGTTCTCAGGATCTTCACCCTTAACTCCAAAGAAGTCACGATCCCAAAGTTCTTTATAACCTTCATAGAAGGACTTACGGAGACCCGGATAGGTACGCTTCATCATGCGTTCGATACGAGCATCTTCTAAGACATTCAGGAACGACTTAGAGACGCCAGGAACATCAGCGTTGGGGGTATACAGCGCATGACCTACTTCATGACCTACAAGAAGGTCATAGACGGTATCGCTAGAGTTTTTCCAAATAGGAAGAATTAGGATTCGCTTCTCCACATCAAAGCAAGCAGTGCTAACTTTGCGGTGTTCAACAGTCAGGTTTTCCGTAGCAAGCAGTTTGGCAAGAGTGCCTTTGACTTCCTGAGTGTTCATGCGTCCTCCGTTTACCTTGTAATTATAGCAGAAAGTCCATCCCCTGTGCAAGAGGATGGACAGTTACTCAAGTGAACATACCCATATCACTCATGTACTTAAGTGTTTCCTTTAGTGTGCCACGGTGATCTAGACCAATAGCAATCTGAGGATACTCTGCTTCACTACCAAACTCAGCACGAAACTGTCTGTCACTAAAGTCAGCACCAAGAATAAACTCTTTTACTTCTTGACCACATGCTTCAAGAACCATGACTGCTCGTTCACATTCTTGACTACCATTGCCATAAACAAGTGCTTGTATCATTTTTGTTCGTGATTAAATTCAATTACGATTTTTTCGTGTTTGGTAGTTCTATCAGAAACATAGTAATGTTTTGCTTCACCACCTAAGATCTTACACACATTATCTAGTTGTGTTTTCACAGCAAATTTTCTAAAATCATCATCAATTCCTGCTCTCTGTTGAGGTTGATTGAAATCATTCATAAGTCAAGTTCAAGTTGCAATTTGCGTTCTTCTTCTATTCTATTATGCTCTGCCCACATTTCAGCAACCATATCTACTGTTGGTGGTGTTTGGTATACAGGTGATGGTTGTGATTTCCATTTATCAATTTCTTCTTGGGTAGGTACTTTGATTGTGAAGGCCATACCTTCTTCCTCAAATTCCTTGTTCATCTTTTCGTAAGTTTCGGGTGTAATTTTTTCAGTCACGTTGCCTCCAATCGTCAGGTTTGTCTCTTTGGAACCAGTCTCTAATATCATCTGCACTATCAAACCCCGTTCTGTAATTGGATGGGTCGGGGTCACCTAATCCCATCCTATTCATAAAATCATCCATAGAACCCTCTTGGATGTCTTGTGCTGCTTGGCGTCGTGCTTGCTGTAACCAGTCCCTAGCAGTTGTATGAGCTTTGGCAAGTTTCTCTGCCCAGATCATATCTTCTAGTTTTACTTCTTCTTTGTTAGCGATCTTTTTACAGATGAACTCCAGTCGGAGTCTGTATTGAGTAGATAGCATATGTCAGTCCTTTGCTTTATTGATCCAATGCTCAAGTTCGTTCACTCTCACAAGTTCAGCATGTGCTGCTTCCGACCGGTCATGGAGAATATCTAAGATATCATCGATGATCTCGTTATTAACAACGTAGTCATCAAGATACTTATCCAATGCTTCTTTTAGGTATCTTTTACGATGCCACTCAGGTGAATATGGTTTGTAGTTCATGATAAAACCGGGAGTAAAATTATTTAGCTGTCGTCAGACATGTGTGAGAAGTCATTGATCTTCTCAAACTTAATAGTCCGAAGAAACTTATCAACGAGAATCTCGCCCTTGTGTGAAATAACAAACACATTGGTATCATTTCCAAGGTTGCGAAGAATCTGAAGCAGTTCACCAGTACCAGAAGTATCTAGTGAACTATCAAACACTTCATCCAAAATCAAAAGGTTGGTAGCGACACTGTTCTTCATGCGAGCAATTTCTCTCCATGTAAACAAAAGTGCCAGGTCAATCTTTTGTTTCTCCCCTTCCGAAAAAGAGGCATAGGAGAAATCATCTCGGAAGCGACTCTTAATAACTTCATTGAACTCTTCGTCAAGAGTAAAGTTAACGAAGAAATCCATTGATTGGAGATACTTATTAATCAGTTGATTAAATACAGGAATATATTTTTTAATGATCTGACTTTTGATACCAGAGTCTTTCAACAATCTAGAGACAACTTCATACTCATCTAAAGTCTTGCTCACATTTGCACAATCATTTTTAGTTTGATCGTACTCTTTTTGAATTGCAAAAAGAGTTTCTTCTTCGATATCAATATTTGGTGTACTGGATTGTAGTTTAGAAATCTCATCTTGGATGCGAAGATTTTCAAACTCAAGTCGAACATAGTCTCGATCAATCGTACTTAAATCACTTCTAAGTTCTTTCAACTTCATAGACTGTTCTGAGATTGCAGACACAATTGCTGATGCCTGGTCAATATCAGTATTGAATTGCACAATCTCCTCAGCAACAATTTTGCCACGACCAGTTTTATTTCCGATCATCGCAAATTTGAAGTCTTTGTCAATATGTTGTTGACATGTAGGACACTCATCATGTTCTTTATAGAACTTGAGTTCTTTGGAAATCAATTTTAATTCAGACTTTTTATCTGCTTGTCCTTGGCGAAGTGACGATACAGTCTTCATGGCAGAATCATAGTCTCCCATGGAAGACTCAACATTCTTTATAGCATTCTCTACATTAGATTTTTGCGTAGTCACATCTTGCATGAGAGTGACATTCTCAGCATACTTCTTTCTCTTTTCTTCTACACGAACTGTGTTAGTATCTTTCAAAGTTTGCAAGAGTTTTTCTTGTGCTGATACTCGCTCTCCATTAAATTTGAGAAGGTGATCACAATCGCTACTTTGAGATTGAGATTCTCGAATGCGATCCTTCAGCAGAGAATTCATCGACGAGAAGATATTGATGTCGAGTAGATCTTCGATAACTTCTCGTCTGTGATGTGCGGCAAGTTGCATGAAGGGCACAAAAGTTGACGATCCGAGTATAACGACTTGAGTGAAGCTTTTGAAATTGAGTTTGAGCACTGATTGCTCCAGATACTTCTGGGTGTCTTTCGCAGCAGCGTCCTGATCGACCAGTTTATGGTTTCGATAAACTTCAAATACATTTGGTTTAATTCCTCTGAATACACGATATTCGTCTTTGCCAATTGAAAAACGAACTTCTACTTTAGTCTCTTTTTCGTTGATACTGTTAACCAATTGAGGTTTATTAATCTTTCTAAATGGTTTGTTAAACAGCACAAAACATAAAGCATCCAACAGAGTGGACTTACCTGCCCCATTGGATCCTACAATAAGATTAGATGGGGAATCACAGAGATTGATTTCAGTCCATTGGTCACCAGTAGATAAAAAATTCTTCCAACGAATCGATTCAAAAATAATCATAAGGGAGGGACAACAAAGTCATTAGGAGAGATTATGGTGTACTTGTATCCATAACTTTTACAATTCATAGCAACGATCTCAGGTTCTACTTCAAGAATTTCTAAGACATCTGGATAGTCATCTGCCATTAATAATTCATGATATCTAAGTGCGTCATCTTTTTCGTCAAAACATTGGACAATCTTTTGACCGTCAAATGCATCTGCTACTGCATAAACACCACCGCTTTTCTTTTCTGTTAAGATAAACATTAGAGTTCCAACGCTTCTGTGTACAATGACCTCATTACTGATTTGATATTTGATTTATCAACTTTTAGATCTATTTCATCTATGTAGTTATCTAGTAAGGTCATTGTATCTTCGGTTTCCAGTACCGAAGATCCTTCCGCTTCAGAACTAAGATCTTCAATAATTTTAAGATCTCCAAGGGACATTTCCTGCATTTGTTTGATGTTATGATCAAACTTGGCGTAGTCTCCCTTGTCTTCAACAATCAGTTTGACGAAGGTTCCTTCCAGTTCTCTAGAATCTGGTAGAACAATTCCGTCATTATAATACAACTTATGAAAAATGTCAAAGGGATTCCTGTAGAAAGTAGTCCTAAGAGTGTCCGTGTCGAACACATGGAATCCTCTTTTACATCCATAATCATTCCAATATAATTGATACGGGTTTCCGAGATATGTCACATTATCCTTTTTGGATTTCATATGATAGTGACCACTGAATACCTTCTTGAACTTTTTGAACATTGCTTTGTCCATGCCGTTCAACATTACATGACCAGGGTGAGCTTCAAAACCGTTAAGCTCAAGATGCCCCATGCAGACAGAAGAATTACTTTCTGCAACAGCATTGAGGGATCGCTCTCTATTTTCGTCACATATCCAAGGCAAAAGAAGAATAGGAAGACTATCAAAGCTAACGGTAGTAGGTACATCGTAGACTCTGATGTTGTCGTATTCTCCAAGTAACTCACTTGGGGCGTTAATTCGTAGAGTGTTCTTGTAGTAGATATCATGATTACCTACAAGCATATGCATTTGAACATTTCTCTCAGCGAGAGGTGCAAACCACATCTGTTTCGCAGAGTCAAGCGACATGAAGTTGATAGATCTACGCTTATCAAAGGTATCTCCCAATGCAATGACCGTAGTTATTTTATGAGCATCAATAAAAGGAAGAACTACTTCACCATAAAATTTCTTATAATGATTAAGGAAACACTGATTATCGTTACGAACTCCAAAGTGCTGGTCAGTAATCAGAAGTATCTTCATCGTTTAGAGTTCATTTCAATACGAGACTTGATATGATTATAACCGGAATCTGTCTCTCCGTCAACTGTGAAGACATGATCGTAACCTGATTTCTCAATAATCTTATCCTTAATTTCCATCTGACGCTTTTCTTTTTGAATCCTTCTTAGGAAGGCATAAAAAGCAATCTGCGTAAAATATGCAAATGGGTTCTTAGATTTTTCAGGTTTGAAATTGGCAATATACTGAATGCAGTTTTCAATTGCATCACAAACCATATCATCCTTATACATGTAGTTGATGAAGTTTGGTTTGAATGACAAGTGTGTTGCAATCTTATGAAAACATGATCCTAGATATTCATAACATCGAACAAACTCTTTCGACGTCCTTCTATCTGGATGGTTCCTATAATATTTAATAGTTACCTTATAGTTCTCGTGTTCTAATACTTCTTTACCGTGACGAAAATAATCCCGGAGTTTGATTACATTAGAAAGAAACTCTTGATTGTCAATATAATGTTGTTTTTGTTTTTTCATGCAGAAGGTTCCTTCTCTATGTTCCTATTATAACACACTTGACAAGTTTGTCAAACTCTAGTAGAATAACCATGTAAGGGTTCAAGAAAACTATAGCTTATTAATGATAATGACCAGGATCTTTATAGATCTTTTCTAGGAGAGTTCTGTATTGATCAATCTTTCCACGATACCCTTCGGTTCGTTCGGGATCGGTATGAGTGTCTGGTTTTGAATCATCATCGTCATCATCAGCAATAAAAGACTGATACATGAAGATAACTTCTTTACTCATCGATGCGACAGCAACAATATCTTTTTCGCGAAGAATAAAGAACTCTTCGTCAGACATTTGCATCCATTTTGAAAAACCAATTCCTTTAGCGACTTTATTTTCACTAATCTCTTTGGTGATGATTTGCAGTTGCACAGGATCTTGAATAAAGACTAAACTTTCTCCGTCATCATCTGTAAGGACTGCTCTCCCTAATACTTCTTCGCCATTAACTAGTTTGAAAATGCCGAAGAATTCTTCGTCGTGTTTTGCGTAATTAATCATAAGCTTTTACTTTGACATCTATGATCTCATAATTAAATTTTTCTTCGTTATATACTTTTACTCTCTCCATCAGATGATTCAGTGTGTAATTATTACCTCTGTCAGTGGAGATATCGTCTGCAATATCATATAATGTTGCTTGTGATTTATTTTCACCTTTCCTCAGAACACGACCTATAGATTGAAGGTTCCTCACTCGGGACTTAGAAGGACTAGCGAAAATAACATTGTGTAAGTTTTTTATATTAATTCCTGTAGAGAAAGTTCCATAAGAAGCGATAATAATTGTATCGCTAGATTGCTCTGTTAACAATCTAATATCTTCTCTATCATCTACATCAACTCCACCATGCACAAAATGCACTGAACGAGTTGTATAACTATTTATCAGTTCGTAAAGAGGTACTCCATGACGATCTACATAGTTGAAAAGGATAAGAGTGTTGCCCTTTAAATCACATGCAAGATTACGGATAAATTTATTGCGACCTTCATGCTCAATAAGATATCCGATTTCATCTTGATACCCTTCAAATAATTTTTCTTCGTGCTTGAGCAACACAATCTTAACTTTTAATTTAGCAACATGTCCTGCCTTCATTAATTGGTTGGTCTTTGTAACTTGAGAACATCTCCCAAAAACTCCTTCCAAAATCAATTGATTGACATTTGCTCCGTCTAATGTTCCAGTAAACCCTATTCTGTACTTGCACTCATGCAACTTAGACATCAAAGAAGTAAGAGATTTAGCTTTGAATTGGTGCGCCTCGTCACCGATGATGACATCAAACCTGTCAAACCACTTTCGAGGTTCCTTGTAGATAGATTGCCAAGTGGTAATTACCACCTGATGATGCGTGTATTTTTCTTGCCCCGCGTATATTTTATGGCAATTTTCGGAGCACATCCAACCATATTCCTCAAAGTCTTTATACATCTGCTCGACAAGAGAGGTAGTAGGAACGACAATTAATACATTTCTATCAACATTTACATGAAATCTAACTAATGCATAAATCATTAACGACTTGCCTGATGCTGTCGGTGATAACAGCAATCGTCTGTTATGCTTTAGTGCCTCGTATATTGCTTTATACTGATAATCCCGAACCTTCAGAGCAGGAGGTAACCCTAGAGACTTTACAAAACCTACAACAGATTCTGGAGTCACAAATCCATTCTCCTCCATAGGATGACCAAAGAATTTACATTCTTCAATCTTATATTGATACCCTCGCTCATCTGCCCAATCTAAAAGATATTCAATGAGACCACAATATATCTCTCCTGTTGCTGGAGAATAAAGATGGATCTTCCCATCCCATCCCTTATAGCGACGGGTCTTCTGCATAAATTTTGCCGACTCCACCTCAAAGGTAAAAAAGTCGGCAAGTTCATAATTGATGTGAGGTTCTGCTTCAACCTTTAAATAAACCTCATTCTTTTTGCGAATAACAAGATCAACCATACTCAAAAACCAGCATTAAATTTCTTCCATTCGATAGCATTTTTAATGTGATATGTGCGGTTGTTTATCATCCGCAAAACACTATCTAAAAAGAAGAGCACCTGTTCTATGTAGTCCACTTTGTATTGGACCTTTTGAACATCCTCATCTGCTTCAATGAACATAAGGATTTCTTCTTTTGTCGTAAGTTTAAGGTCGAACGGAATCTCTTTATACACAGAAGAAGGTGCCTTACCTTTGTAGTACAACCATTTTTCTTTCAAAAGTCTTTTGAGTTCTAATTCGCGATCTTTCTTCATTAGAGTATATGTATTGTGATACTCCATGTATTTCATATGAAGTTGAGGAATTTTTATAGAGTCCTCATCATGCAATGTTTCGTGAAGAACCGAATCAGTTTTCCACATCTCTTGAAGGTTTTCTAGATTCATAACGATACTTAAGTGCTTGTAAATGCCATGCTTGTGATAAACTCTTGGGTCCTTCCTTTAAAAGTTTTCTTTCTTCAGGAGTGATAACCCAATACTCTAAAATTTCTTGTTTCCAATTCATAAGCGTTCTGCCGAATTGACCTTTCTGAATTCGTAATACAAATATTTAAAAGTTACCTGGGCAGTAATAAATTCATTGTCCCCTCCAGTTACATCAAAAGGTAATGTACTGAGACTGATTGGATACATGTCTCTGAATACTACATCAAAATTATTTAGATTATTGTTATTTAAAACTTGTAAGGTTGCTGCAGAAACCGATGGTCTACCTTCTCCAGGATATTCTGCTCTCCATTTAGCAGCATCTCTTTGACTAATACCACCACTGATTGCTCTCATCCAATTATGGATTTCCATATAGTTTTCTAGATTTTCATCTACAATAAATTCTACCGTAAAATCATCAAATCTAGCATTGCCCTCTACAGGTAATGGAACATGACCTCTATAATAAACTTCGGCAGTTCCAACATTAAAAGTAGGAATTGCTGCACGCTGACAAAGATACGAAACCTTTTTGGATTTCTCTAAGATCAAGACAAATCCAATCGGTGACAAATAATTGTTAGAACTTAATTGTCTTTCGTACCACTTACTTACAGCCATTTTGTTATGCGTTAATGTTTTCTATCCATGATGTAGAAATAAATTTCTCACCAGACAAAGGGGGAAGACCTCTATGAGTATGAGTAAAAGTTGCTGGCCAAATCAATACCTGACCTTTAACTGGTTTATACCTTTTATGCTGATATAGAAATTCGGTTTCTCCACCTTCCTCAACAGTATTTAGGTACATCATGGTTGCCATCAATCGCCGGTTAGTACCCAGAGAACCATTTTCTGCGTGCCATGCATGAAATCCTTCACCCGGCATAGTTCTCTGAACATTTAAATATGCCTGCTGATACCTGTAATTCAACAAAGTTTCATATTCATTTACATAATGCTGTAGGCATTCTCCTACGATTAAATTATATTCCTGCACATACTTATACCCGCACTGATGATCCAACATGAAATCCTCAGTTGCCAAACACTTGTCCTTTCTAAAATGTGCCTTTCTTTCTCCAGAGACACCGCTGGGAGTGAATATTCCAACTCGCTTAAAAGTAGCACCACATTTGTCTTGGTATTTCCAATACTCAATTAAAGGTTGTGTGTCATAATCAGTATTGAAGATACCGACAAAATTTTCAAATTTAAAATCGATAATTCTTGACATAGTAATACAATAGTAAAAAATGGGGTCCGAAGACCCCAGCACTTCCTTCACACGGACATATTATATATGCATAAAAAAAGAGACCCCGTAGGGTCTCTGTGAAGTATGTGAACCAATATCACATGAGGTTTGCAACCTGGACTCTTCTGTAGTAGCGGTTGCTGTTTGCAGTCAGAGCACCGGAACCTTGGGTCAGACCTTGAGCGAAGGGGTTCGAGACCATGCCGTAGCGAGTCTTGAAGCCGATCTTGGGCTGGAAGGTGTTGGGGTTGATTGCACGAACCTGCTGGAGAGGTACATAGGGGCAATAGAACAGACCTGCGTCATAGGGGCTAGTACCCTTATAACCTGCAACATAGAAGTGCTTATCAGCAATGTTTGCAGAGTAGGGGTCAACATAGACCTTGATGCGACCGTTGAGAGTACCAACCATGGTGCTGGAGGTGTCGTCAACGCCGGTCAGGGAGTTGTTACCAGACAGAGCAGGGGTGTAATCGAGAACACCAGCCATACCCAGTGCAGAAGCAACGTCAGCAGAGCAGATCAGGATGTTGCCCTTGCCGCGACGAGTTTGCTGACCGATAGCGTTAGCATCTCTTTCGATCTGGAACAGAAGTCCTTTGAACTTCTCAACAGACCAACGACCATTGGAGTCAACGTCCAGGTCGAAGATACCAGCGTTAGCAGTGTTGTTCTGAGCACCAGCAACAGCGTTGGTGTAGATGGTACGAACAACTTCTCTGTTGATTTCAGCGAGGATCTCAGTAGAGAGGATGTTGCTCAGTTCCTGCTCAGCATCCAGACCATGGATTGCCTTGAGGTCTTGTGCCATCTCGATGCTGTACTCAGCCTTCAGGGCACGAGCACGAGCGGTTACAGTGACCTTCTCGATCGAGAAGCCCATTTCACGGAACTCGCTTCCAGAGGTAGCGTCGTCCAGACCTTCAACAGTTGCAGTGGTCATGCCGGTAGCATCGCCTGCCTGCTCGTAGGTGCCGGGGGAACCATCGTTCAGAACACCGGGGTTGTTGCCCTCAGCGTCGTTGTTAGCAGAGCTAGAAGCACCAGGATCGTAGGAGGTGCCAGCACCACCAGAGAAACCTGCGTTAGGCTCGTTGAAGAATGCCTCGTCATAACCGCCAGCAGCGGGGTTACGCTCGCTACCATAGTTGGTACGCATTGCGAAGATCAGTCCAGTAGGACCAGTCATCGGTTGAACGCCAGCGATATCGTAAGCGATCAGTTGGGGCATAGAGCGTCTGATCAGGGAGATCAGAACGGGGTCGAAACCAGCGACAGGACCAGTAGCGGTATCGCCACCAGTGTAACCGGTTGTTTGAAGTGTTTCGTTAAGGATACCTGCCTCTTCGGTCAGGGCCTTCTCTTGGTTTTCGAGGAGTTGTGCGACTACGCCTTTCTTGTAGGAATCTCCGATCTCCGGCAGAGCGTCGTGTTCCAGAACGGGTGCCCACTTTTCCTGGAGTTGCTTAAAGGACATTTTATGTTCTCCGAGTTAAAGTAGTTAGGGTTTACAATTATTTGGACCAGCGAGCGATAGCATCGACATACTTCGACATCGTGCCGCTTGCTGTACTTTCGATAAGGGGTTCTGTTGCTTCTTCGGTGGGGTCACTTACAGATTCTGTAAGTTCAGCCTTCCTAGTGAAGTATGATTCCTTAATCGTTTCGACCTTATTTCTAAAGTCTTCTTCAGTTTCAAACTCAACACCCTCTGCCAGAGAAGCAAGCTTCTCCTTCTGTGTCTCTGCGAGACCAACAGCGCATTCGTTCACAATTTCCATTTTGACAAATTCGCCAACACGCTTATTCAAAGCGATATTAGCGTCGATTTGCTCGTTGAGTTTAGCTTCCATTTCATCAATTTCACCTGCCATTCCATCTAGCAGGTTGAACTTCTCTTCGGGAACACTGAAATTGTGCTCCATGAAAAGACCTTTTAGGCCGTTGAAGAAAGACTCTGCCATCTCAGTCTTAATACCGTGCTCGATCTGGAGAGCATTCTCTTTCATCCAGGACTCGGCGGCATAAGTGAGGTAATCGTCTACCTTCTCGGCCAAACTTGTTTGAATCTTTTCGACTTCTTCCGTCAGAGTAGATTCAAATGCCTCTTGCAATGCTGCAACTTCAGCATTGACTTTTGCGGTGACAGCAGCTTCAAAAATGGTTACTGCTTTTTGTCTGAACTCTTCTGAGAGATCTTCACCTGCGACAAGAGCGTCAACATCTTCAGTAAAGTCGTACTCGGTTTCAGCGAGGACTTCTTCTTCGCCATCTTGCTCTACCTCATCGAAAATTTTGGAAGATAATGCACCGGGCATTGCAGAAGATGCGTTGGAGGACTTGGTTCCAAGAGACTTACTGCCTTCTTTACCTACTGAACCAGCTGCCGATGCACCAGCATTTTTAGTGCCAGCGGCACCTTCCATGCTATCAGTGTTAACATCGATAACTTTCTTTGCACCACCTTTAGAGGTGTCGATTCTTTCGCCAGGCTTTGCGTTCTTGGTAACAGCGTTAGAGCCTTCGTCCACTTGTTCCATTGAATCTAACTCTTTATCGAGGGTCTCAGACATTTGAATATTCTCCGTAATGTTTTGCTCTGTCTATGTTTATTTATAAATCATAAACTCTTCAAAAACTTAGCGAACGCGGAAACTTTGCGTTCTTGTAAGTTAATGAGAGTCGCTTCATCAATTTCAGTTTTAATTTGAGCAACCGCAGATTCTCTAAGAATCCCGTTCTCCCAAACCCATTCTTTTCCTTCCATAATTCCATCGACAAAAGCATCAGGAGCAGAAGGATCTGCTACAATATCAGCAGCTGTGGCAAGCATAAAATCATCTGCAACCATGCTGCAGTTTTCTTTCTTAATGATGGAACCCATGCCTCGGGAAGATACACCTAAACGAACACCCTCATCGAGGAGGTTCTTAGCAATCTTACCCATGGGGGTATCAAGTAACTTTGCTTTACCAACAAAGTTAGTTCCATCTTCAGAAAGGGAAACGATCTTATGCGACACTCTATCAAGATTGATAGAAGGTCCGTCAGGATGACCTAATTCTCCAAGAGCACGCCCCTTTTGAATATAGTTCTCATCGTATTTAGCAACTTCACGCGCCAAAGTTTTCATAGGATACATTCTGCCATTGCGGTTCTTAAGTTCCGCTTGCAGGAAGATACCTTCAATGAAGTAATTTTTCTTGCCTTCTTTCTCTTCACAGAGAAAATCGACGGTTGTAATTTCTTCAGCTATCAGTCTCATCGGTTTGTTCCTCAGGTTCTTCGGTTTCTTGTTCTGCTTCGGGGGGTTCATGAGGTTGCCTCTCATCAACTTCTACATCACTGTATTCAGTATCCGTACCATCAGGCATGGAACCTTCAATTTCATCCGCAGCAGATTGTGCGGTATCGTCCAATTCAAATCCCATTGTTTTTGCAAAGTCAATTTTCCTTTGCTGAACAGCATCATATGCAATAGTATTTAACGCAGTTTGCACTGAATCTATTGCTCCCGCTTTATCATCACCAAAAATTTGTTTGACGATTTGTTGTGAAATCTCGCTTGGCATAATATACTCCGAATAATAATATTTATATCTATTTAGATTTCGCCTCGTTTGGCGTCACCGGCATCGGGTTGCGGTTGTGCTGATTGCGGTTGTCCTCCGCCTGCAGGTGCTCCCGCCCCAGCATCCATAGCAGGATCCATTGCTTCCGCTGGATCAAGAATAAGACCTGCATCCATTTCAGACTTAATTTGTTTGTCAATTTCTTTAATCTCAGTTTCGGTTTGCTTAAGAACCTGACGGCGCATATAATCAATAGAGAAATATTTGCCAACATAAGGATCCATTGCCGCAACTTGATTCATTCTTTCGTTACGGATTTCAATTTCTTTCAGTTCGGTGAAATAGTTATCAGCGATATAATCAAACTGAATATGCTCCTTCATTTCATCCCATTCTTCCAATGAGATAACTCCTTTCAGAATAAGTTGAGTCTTCAGAAGATCTGTAAACAATTCGGAGAAACGCTTACGGAGACGAGCAACAAACTTCTGAAATTTAACTTCGTCGCGAGTAATCTCTGCTGCACGACCAATATTAAAAGTCGTCTCAGTTTCTAAACGAGAAGAAGGAACATTTAGTGCTTTGTACAGTTTCTTTTGGAAATACTTAACATCCTCTAGTTCGCCAAGATTCTGTCCACCGGGAAGTGTAGAGATTTCTGTACCTCTGCCGCCTTCACGACGAGGTAACCAGAAGTCTTCCAACATAGACATAAACTTTTTATCGTCCTTAATTTCACCAGTGTTCGCATCATAAACCATCTTGTTACGATAACGACTCATAACTTCACGAAGGTATTGTTCCGCTTTATTCTTAGGGAGATTACCAACATCAATGTAAAAGATACGACGCTCAGGTGCTCTACTCAAACGGTAGATAACCAAAGAGTCCTCAATCATTCTCAATTGATTGACTGCTTTAATCGCCTTATGCAGGTGACTAAGCGTCATGTTTTTGTTTAGATCTTGAATGCCTGAATGGCAGTAACAAACAGAATCAGTAGTAATTTTCATACCCTGATTAGTAGAGTTCTTCAGACCTTTGGGATTATAAAGAAAATACTCTGCTGCTTTTTGAGTTAATTGAGTATTCAAATCTACACCCTGCAATTCATTAGGGCGTCTTTGCTGGTACTCAGTTACTTTACGGATCTTACGGGGATCAATATATCTAAGTTCTACTAGTCCTGCAGCAGGGTCTTTCGGATCGATAATCTTATGATAGAATAATCTTCCATCTACATACCAACGACGAAAGATTTCATAAGAACGATTTTCAAAATCTAAAAGACGAAGAATCTCATGAAACTCGTCACGAATAAGTTTTTTAATTTTATCAGATTGCTTTAAGTTAGATAGTTCTACCTCAACAGGCACATCATCAAAATTGCCGCAAATTGTTTCGTTTACAATATCATCTACGGCACTATCGCATTCTGGTTGTAAAACCATCTCTCTATAACGAGAGATTAATTCGTATTCATTACGAAGAGTTCCATCAAAATCAACAGAATAACCATAGTATCCGCCACCTACAATAGGTTGCGAACCATCCATAGAATCTTTTTGAACAAAAGAAGGACCTTTAGGTCTCTTTTTTGCTCTCTCTAGTGAAAATCCAAATAGCTGTTGAGACATTACATCAATTAATTTTTCCTATACTGTATTTATCGACTTTGTTAACTGGGGTTTGAACGCTTAGTTACTTCAAAATAAGTGTAGTCCCATTGAACCGATATTTCCATGATCTGATCATTTGCTGCCATATCCAATTCTTGTCCCTGAATAGTAGTTGGGTAACAATGAAATAAAGTAATTTCATGTACTGATTTATTGCCCTGCTGATTCCGATCTAATACTTTTATTTTAATGGGTCTGTTTTTATAAACTTGATCACCTGTGGAATTATCTCCATGATATCCAGTCTCTGCTGGTAGGTTATAATTAATCCAATCATATAGTGCCATTTTAGTAGAGAATTCTTTATCTACATAAAAACTACAAGTCCACGGTTCAAATGCTCTTTCTCCCGGAACTTTCATAGCTCTTCCGGCATAATAATATTCCATAGTTGTCATTGTTACACCAGGAAGGTTTGTTGCCTTTGCGGCATATGTGACCCATTCTTGAAGATCTCCCGTTTCATGCATAGTGGCATCTGGAATATCAATTCTTAATTCAAAAAAGTTAGGTCTTGCAAATCCTTTATCTGAAAATTTTGATCTAAATTCATTTAAAGTAGTTGGTGCAGTTGCCATTCGATTTACCTATAAATCTCGGTCAAAAAAATAAGGTCTCGTATGAGACCTTATTCAATTTAATTATATTTATGCTACTAAGGCATCAATCTGGTGCTTGATCAGGATCAACATCCTTACTACTGCCCTTATTGGTTTTTGCTTGTTCTCTGTCCTTACCTTGAGTGACAAACTGAACTTGGAATTCAACTGTAAATTCTTGAACAGCGTCGTTATTACCCCAGTCAAGATCAACTGCAGATACTGAGGAAGGCCAAATATCATACAACTTATAAGATCTAAGAATCTGATATTCTTCTCCTTCCTTTACAACTCTATTCAGAAGACTGCAAACTGCATTTCCAAATAACTTCTCGTCTGATTTTGTCGAGAAGTTATACTCGTTTCCTTGAATGAGAGAAACCCATTTTTCAAAAATATTTCTAGCAACTTGCTTTTGATCATTCATGAAAGTAACAGTCCATGGTTCATAGGTTCTGTCACCTGCAATTTTAAGAGTTCTTCCTCTAAAAGGAACCTCAACATTACCTTGAGTGTAAGAAGGAATCTGTGCAGCTCTAGCAAGATACTTAACAGTATTCTCTCTCTTTGTTTGACTTACTCCAATTTTAGGTGGAAATCCCATCTCGATCTCGAAGAGGTTATTTCTAGTGAATCCTCCCCAGTTTGTAGAGGCCATTGACCCCTTAAATTCGTCTAATGAAAATGCCATTTGTTTTTATCCCCGCGTTGGTATGCTTTAAAAATTATTTATAAAAAGGTGATTTTTCAGACCCTATCAGTCCTCTCCAGCGCCGTTAGGAATGGTGACACCATCAACATTCTTACCGCCAGCGGTTCCAGCAGAACCTTCATCGATTGTCCAATATGCATATTGCATTTCTACAGTGAATTCTGTAATTGAATCATTAGCATTTGCATCAAGATCGATTGCGGAAATATTGGTGGGATATGCATGATGAAATTTATAGGTTTTAATTTTTTGCTTACCATTGTCATTGGTGTTGTTACCAAACTTAGACAAGAGGTGAACATACATCGGTTGATGATATTTAAATCCTTTGAAGTTGGATCTGTTCTTGGATGCGTTATTCATCGCATTAATCCAGGACTCAAATGACTTGCGGATACCCTGCTTAGTATCGTTCATAACAGTGATAGTCCAGGGCTCATAAGTTCTATCTCCAGGAATCTTATATGTTCTTCCTTGGAAAGGAACTTCAATAACACCTACGGTTGACGCAGGCATTTGTGCTGCACGAATAAAGAACTTGGCATTCTTTTGCGTGTCCGCACCCTTTTCGATGTTACCACCCTCGGTTAAGTCATTTGCCTTAGGAAAGGTAATCTCGCAAGTGAACAGGTTAGACCTTGCAAACTCCTTACCGGCAATGCCGCTCCTGAAGTCGTCGATCGTATGATTTGCCATGGATAACTATCTCCTATCTAAAACGAGGTGTCTGTCTCTATGTTTATTTATACAAATAAAAAATTTGGGGACCTTTCGGTCCCCAAATGATATTAGGTTATGGTTCCGTATCAGCTAACGACTTCGGAGAAGGAAACGCCGGAGCGTGTTGCAACGAAGGTTAGTGTGATGAAGTTAATTGTGCGTGTCGGCTTGACATAGATGTCAGCAGCAAACTCGTTACGATCAACAGCATCCGGAGGGTTGTTGGACTCATCGCACTTGACGAGGAAGTCGGTAACGCCTCTTCTACCTTGAACATCAGTCATGTAAGGTTCAACAACATTCAAGAAGGATGCTCTTGTACCTGCATCGTTCTGTTCAAACAGAATGTTCTTAGAAGCAGTCTCGATGAATGCCTCAATAGTGATGAACAGACGGCGAACATTGATACGATCAAATGCAGACTGGAATACCAGCGCAGTCTTATCACCATAAAGAACGGTTCCTTGACCAGGGAAGGTAACGATCGGGTTGATTCTGTTAGAATACAGAAGATCGCGCTGAGACTTGTTAGGTGTGAATGCCAGTTTGATGGTGTTCAGGAGAACGCCACGGTTGAAACCAGCGGGAGAGAACCAAGGCTCGAACTGAACTTCTGTTCTCAGTGTCAGACCTGCGGTGTCAGCGTTGCAGGGGATGTAACGATACTTATCGTTGTACTTATCATAGATGTACTTGTAAGAAGAGTCAATTACAAGATAAGAAGAAGATGTAACACCCTTCATGAAATCAACGATGTTCTCGGCAATGGTCTGAGGATCGGTGTAACCGATGATGTCACCACGGCGAGGCGAGATGAATGCCATGCAATCCTTACGAAGTTCTACCAGGTTGGTGAGAATCGTAACCTTACCAAGAGCATCTGCAGCAGTGTTGCCCAGAGGACCTGCGGGAAGGAAGTTGATGGCAACAGACTCACGATCAGTAACGAGATCGTAGGAGGCGCTGAGATCAAGGTTGTCGATGTCATATACAGTACCACTTACGGTGTAAGTTGCACCACTTCCAAGGCGATAGTAGTAAACAGAGTTGTTAGCAGTACCAATCGCAGTTGCTCCAGTAGGATATCCCATACCACCTGCAGCAGAACGAATCAGGTTGAACTGACGATCTTCTGCAGTCTTACCGAAGTCACCATCAGATGAAGTGCCAGTAGCAGCAAATACATCAGTCTCGTGCTCACCCCAATAGATGTAATTGGAACGCTGCTTAATTACTTCAGGATAGTAGTTGTTTTCACCAACAGATGTCTTACCGTCAGATGCTTTGGAAACACCAACATAACGCTCAAGAAGAGTTCCAGGAGTTCCGGTGATTTTACCGTCAACATCGATAATGAGAATATTCAGTTCGTCATTGCGACCACCCTTGGTAGAAGCATAGAGAGATGTTCCAGGACGGGAAGCAACCTCGCCCCACTTACCACCGGGGACATACTCACGCTCAGGATACTCATCTCTTACAGAGGTGATTGCCACACTTAAAGCAGTTCCGGAGGTGCTGTCATCGATGCTATCTGCTGCAGCAAATTCAATGCTGTCCTTATTAAGACCGATATAAACACGACGCTCAATGCCATTGATTTGAGCAGTGTTGGTTCCTTGAGTGATAACTTGGTCATCAGCAAGAATACCAGTAACACCACCAGAAGGCAACGCGATTTCCAGTTTCTTGTTAGCAGAATCCCAAGCGAGAACATTTACTGTTTCGTCAGAACCGCCAATGGAAATAGTTGTGGTAGCACCAGGAGTAAAAGAACCAATCAGAGTGTCAACGGTTAATACAATGCTGTACTTAAATACTTTACCGCTAGCACCAGATGTTGCAGTGATTGCATGGTCAGCATCGAATTGATACTCATCGCCCGATCCAGGAGCGGGAAGAACAGCAATTTGATCAGGACCTGCGTCAGTTACGAAAACGCCGAGAGAATTTCCTTGAGTACCGGGAGTTCTTGCTGCCCACTTCCAAGAATTAACTGCTTCTTCAAAAGTTCCTTCGTAGTTAAGGAGGTTTTTGATCTTGGGTGCGGAACCGCCACCGACATCATCGACTGCGTTTGCCAGTCCAGAGTTGTCGCAACGAACAACCTTCATAATTCCACCATACTGGAGGAATTGAACTACAGTAAACCAATACTCGTAGTTGTAATCGTTCGGGGGTCCAAAAATGGCTTCAAATTGTACTTCTGAATCGATGTCTACAATTTCTTCTACAGGACCTTGCTCAAAGGGACCTACAAAGAAACCGACATTAGTTGCTGGTAATCTTGCGCTAGTAGTCAGATCCTTTTCAATAATCTGAATACCAGGCGATAACATACGGGCTGCGGGCATGGTTTATACTCCTAAAGAAAAATCCGGTTATCGGTGTCTAAGATTATTTATATTTTTGAAACCTTACCTAAACTCCCACATATAGGACTTATCACCATATTCCGCGATCTCCCATCGTTCCCCCTGAGCATCAATTATATGGTCATCATCTAATCCGTCACTGATAAATCCAAACGGTGCCATGTCTTGTTCAATGGATTCTCTTTGATCTGCATAGATTCGAGCACGAACATCATTGTCATGCATCTCTTTAAAATAATCTTGCATTGCCATCCAGGCAAAAATAACAAGACACATGGCAAGGTCATCATTACATCCATCTTCTGCCGCAAATGATTGACCTTTTACAATAAATGTAGTTAATTCTGCAATTGTGTCATAGTCATGCAATAACAATTTATCTTCTTCTAGGAGTGCTTTTAAATTAGAACACCCAACCTGCTTTACTGCGGTGGACATCTTAACACCCAGTTGAGTCTTCTTACCAGAGAATCCTTGACCAAGTTGTTGACCTGCCCTACCCCTCATTGCACACATTAAAAGATTTTCATACTCCAGATCGAACTGGATTATGTCGGCCACTTGCCCTCCAATGTCATTAACTTCGCACAACACATATGCATTATTATAATTCTTTGCAACATCAATGATGATATTAGGGAATATGATAGGTTTAATTTCGTTGTTTCTATATCTAGCAACGACTTTATATGGCACTGTTGTAGTGTCCATAACCATAAATGCAGAGTAGTCATTAGATAATCCTCTAGCAACATCGACAGTTATAATATAGTTATGCTCCGGCACTGCTTTATCATATATTGCCAATCCATTCTTCTGCACCAAAGGATCATGATATGGCATAGTCCTCAATTTACTGGGACTAATTAAGGTGTCAACAGAACCAAGGAATTCACACTCAAACTCAACTCGGAACTGCTGCTCAGATGTATTTTTAATCGTTTGTTCTTTCCATGCAGCATCTCTACCAGGAACCTCTGACCAATGCACTTCCGTAGGGACATATTCATTAGACCCTCTTTCAGAATCATGCCAAAGTTTATAAAACATATTCATCCCGTGAGGGGTAGAGATAATGATAACCTTTGTTGATTTACCAGAAGAAATAGTAGGATAGACAGAACTAAAGAATTGATCAGCAACATGATTCGGAACGAACGCGAATTCGTCCAAGAAAATAACATTAAAAGACATACCCCGGACAGCAGAAGCCGAAGTAGATGCAGCAAGGATTTTACTTCCGTTTTCCAATTCCAAGGATCCTCTGTTCCACTGGAGGATTCCTTGCTGTAACCATTTGGGAAGATTTTCATAACTCAGTTGCAATCTTTGTAGCATTTCGCGAGCAGTTGCTGCTTTGTTTGCAAGAATTGCTACATTAACATTGTCATTAAAAAGAACATACCACAACAGATAGGAAGTCACAATCGTAGACTTACCTGACTGTCGGGGCAGTTTTGCAATATTAAATCTATTATCATGGAACTTCTGCACCATCTCCTCTTGGAAATAATACATGTCAAAGGGTATTAAACCTTTGTCCAAAGAAACGATTTTAATATAATTGCGAATAAAATAAACAGGGTCCTCAGAACATCTAAGGACCTCTTGAACTTGCTCAGGAGTAAATTCCTGAGCAGTATTTGCTTTTTTTAAATTAGGATTACCTAAGTATTGATCGTGATTACTCATTCCACATGCACAGTACCAATCATGCCCGCACCTTTATGAGGGCCACACCAATATGTATAATCTCCAGCGTCGGTGAATGTCACATCAAACTCTTCGCCAGGAAGCATAGCAAGTGCCTCATGACTTAACTCTGGATGATCTTCCACAACAACATTGTGAGGAGGAAGCATGTTATTAACGAAATGAACTGATTCTCCAGCAGCGATTGTAATTTCTGCAGGATCAAATACTAGGTTTCCATTGGATCCCATTTGAACATCTACTGCCCATACCGGAGCAGCAAAGAAAATTGATGCAATTAATGCGAATAAAAATTTCATACTAGTGTTCCTTTTTCTCTACGAATTTCTCTAAGTTCTTCAAAGTTTTTTTGTTTGGTGCCACCATCATATGCCCAGGCATATCCCTCTTCAATCATTTGTTCGTTGAGGGACACATCTCCGTCCCCAATGTATAACCAACCAAGAAGACGGCCATACTTGCCGACGCCACCAATAAGTTCAGTCCTAATAACAAGGTCATCATCACCAGAAATGGCACCTTCGAGTTTTTCTTTGAGCCAGTTTGTTGCTTCAATACCTAACTCCTTTTCTTCCAGGTCTCTGGTTCTCTTCTCGGTGGTATCCACTACAGCGACTCTCACCCTTTCTTTTTTATAGAGATCAAATCCTAGATCGATAGTTACATCGATAGTGTCACCATCAAGAACTCTATTTATTTCGATCACTCGAAAGTTGTAACAACTCTTCCGACTCGGGGGTGTCATCGCTCCCATTTTCTTCTAACTCCTTGAATGCTAGGTTCATAATGGTATATATGTAATAACCAACACCTACCAAAAGGATAACGAGACACCAAATGATACTCCAAGTCACACCAGTAGGATCTTCTATAGGGCGCAAAAATAAATTCAAGGGTTGTGCGGATCTATACCAAGACTATCTAGGTAATCAATCCACCATTGAGGATCTTTTCGTTTCCATTTCGGGACATCCTTTCCTTGAAGCGAATAGTATTCGCTAATCGCTTCATCGATAGTCTGTGCGATCTCCAAATTCCTCTTCTTCTTCATCAACATCCGCATACGGGTTCTCCAAATAGGGTCCTCGTTTTCGTAAAGGTTCTTTTCTGACATAATCCTGTTCAGCATTAACGGCTTCAATCCAAACAGCAAGTTTCATCACTAGAAAAATGATGATGAGAGGTGTAAAACACCCAACTAAAATTACGGGGTTCATTTGTGACTCCTAGAGAAAGGTTCCCAGTGCTCCCATCCATATTTATGGACAAAATGCATTCCTAAGATGGGAACAAACACAAGAAAAAACCCCATGACGCCAAGGCACCAAGGGGTCTGCATTGTGTGTCTTATAAACAATTGAATGTGGTGCATCTCTACTTTCTGTATCTAATTGGCCATGTTAGTTCCATAGCAGAAATAAGCAACAAAATAAAAGCAAATACAAACAATGTGCTCATGCTGGATAATCCCAATCGATTGCCATTTGATGGGTTTTATGTTGTGGTCCCCATGTATTTTCCATATAGATGTAAGGTACAGTTCTGATCTGACATTGATCGCCTACACATAGTAGATCATCAACAATTCTCCATGATTCCATAACTTCCTCTGCATGAACGAAGTGTGATTGATCTCCATTGATTGCATCATAAAGAAGTTTTTCATAACCATCAACTGCTCTTTCCTGAGGATACTCATGGGTGAGAGTGGCAAGTTCAAGATCATTATTTAAACCGGGAGACTTAATGTCCATCCGAATATCAAGATGGGGATTAGGTTGTACACGAATAACGATGCGATCATTAATCTCTCCTTCATACAATTTTAGCGGTGGAGCTTTGAGTTTAATGACTACTTCTACACAACCATAAGGCATCTTCTTGCCTGTCATGACATTAAAAGGAACTCCCTCCCAACGCCAGTTATCGACGAATAAAGTACCAGCAAAATAGGTAGGAGTATTACTGTTAGGATCAACGCCCTCTTCATCTTTGTACCCATGGTATTGTCCGAGAATAATGGATGGTGACATTCTAGTGGCAGCTAAGACTTTTGTCTTCTCTCTTCTGACTTCTTTTGCTGACATTCGTGAAGGGGGTTCCATTGCAATTAAAGCAAGAACCTGGAGAACATGATTCTGTAGCATGTCTCGAACTGCTCCAGCAGTTTCATAATACTGAGCACGACCTTCGCATCCGATAGTTTCAGTTGCAAAGATCTGAACCTCTTCTATATATTCCCTGTTCCAAAGAGGTTCCAGTAGAATATTGCTAAAGCGGGTGGCAAGGATATTATTAACAGTATCTTTGCCGAGATAATGATCAATCCGATAAACCTGTTTTTCGCGTAGATGTCTAGCAACCAAAGTTGATAGATGATCAGCAGATTTATAATCGTGCCCAAAGGGTTTTTCAATAACAACACGCGATGTTTCTGAGTCATCTAAACAACCTGCCTCCTTTAGATTAGTGATTGCATCTCCATATCTTTCTGGTGGAACCGAAAGAAAATAAGTCATATCATCAATGTATGCTGGGAGATTCCTAAGACTATCTACATTCTCCAGATCAGCACATTGATAATCTAAATTCTGCAAGAAATCATCTGGATAGTCGCCAAGAGATTCTTTCCATTGATTTACTGTAGGTTCTCTCCTAGCACTACCTACAATTAAAAAATTATCTGGCAGAAGTTCTTTCTGCCAGAGTTTATAGAGTGCTGGGATCAATTTCTTTTTACAGAGATCTCCAGTTGCACCGAAGATCACAATACCTTTAGTGAGCGGTTCCATTTCCATCATACTTGTCTGTTTCGTAATAGTTATTTTCACCTTTTCGTATCCCGAAATATATCGTGGCCAATACAAATGGTACTGATATCCAGAGGAGTGCATTGCCTAAAGTCATTTGAAAAATACCTTAAATCCAAAAGATGTTCTGCCACCTTTAATATTTCTAATACTAGTTATGTGTTCAGCATAAACTTTAAAGTCATCACCATATTCTACGCCTAATGATGCCAATGGTCCGTCAAACCTATCATTACTATCAAAATCAGAATTGTTAATGCTGATCCCAGAGTAAAGAGTAGCGGCACCAGCTGGGGCGAGAAACTTGACACCTGCATGATTGACTCCCGGATGATCGTTGCATTGCATTGGTGATGAAAGATGTTCAGCAAACAATCTTACATGTTTATGAATATCATATTCAATACCAAAAGAACCCATTGGTTCTTCAAATTTTAATTGATCGTTGTTATCCCATGGATCTGCATTGATAGAAACATAGGTTCTAACTGATTCTGGTGTGATCCATCCAGCGACTGCGGTCACAGCGGTTGCCGCAACACTATAATTACCAAGACAAATACTCATCTTACGTCATGTCCTCCAAACATTGCTCGCATTCCGTTCAGAACCTTGGCAGCGAAAGCACCAAGACGGCGCGACTCAAAACGAGACCACAACGCACTGCTGATGACAGGAGCGGGTACACCAAGGTCCACAGCAGCGTGAACAGTCCAACGACCCTCACCAGAGTCTGATACTCCCCCATCGAACTTGCTAAGCTCTCTATCGCGGCGTAATACATCAGCGGTAAGATCAAGTAACCAACTGCCAACAACGCTACCGCGACGCCATAACTCAGCCACCTCAGCAACATCAATGTCATATTGATAATCCCTTGGATTTTCCATCGGGGCAACTTCAGCATCACCTTCCTTGACATATTGAGAACCTGCATTTGCTTCATGTAGAATGTTAAAACCTTCGGCATATGCTTGCATGATTCCATACTCAATGCCGTTATGAACCATCTTTACAAAGTGACCTGCTCCAGGTGGTCCACAATGTAACCAACCATACTCGGCACTTGTTTCATAACTGAGGGGGTCTGTACGAGAGGCAGATCCAATACCTGGTGAGAGTGCTCTAAAGATAGGAGCGCAGACGGATACTGCAGTAGTTGTACCACCAACCATAAGACAGTATCCGCGCTCCAGACCATAAACACCACCACTAGTACCACAGTCAATATATTGGATGCCAAGTTTAGACAACCTTTCTGCCCTGCGTCTAGAGTCTTTAAAATTGGAATTGCCATGATCAATAATAATGTCACCTTCACTACAAAGTTGTAATAACTCATTGAGTGTCTCCTCTACTAATTCTGCAGGAATAACGAGTTGAAAGATGCCAGGATTGCCACCTTCCTTAACTACTTGAACAAGGCTTTCCAGATTAGTGGCAACTCCACTGACATAACCCTTTTCAAACGCTTCTTCAGCTTTTGCATAATTCCTCCTGTAACCCCATACTTCAATGTTTTGTTTCATCATACGGCGGGACATACCCTCGCCCATACGACCTAATCCGATTAATCCCACTTTCATTCCCAAGTCCTCCTAGCGATTGCCGATGCGGATCGGCGTTTTAATTCTGATGACAGAGATTCATACTCTCTGTACATACGATCTCCAACCGTGTACTTGCCCATTTTCTCTTCAACCGCTTCGATGATTAGTTTGTAATCTTCTTGGGTGAGAATGTTGTACTTAGTTTCTTTACTCATTGTTTTTGAATAGTTGTTCTACTTGTTTACGAGCGTCCGACATTTTTTTATTTTCACGCTCGGCATGTTTGTAACCATATTTTCCATGGAATATAGCGTGACCTTGACAAAACATGGTCACACCAAAGATCAAGGCAAGAATAATGCCTATCCATTCAATTATAAGTGTATGTTCAGCCATGGGAATATCGGATCGATTACTCCAATGAGTCTAAGCAGACCCTCAGCAAAAAGTGCAAGAACAACCCAACCAACACACATACTGATAATTGAAGCATTGCGATTGTGCTTTCGTATGGCAGCATCGATTAACTCCTGACACTCTTCATGTGTTATGTAGTTGGGTGGCGGATCTATCTTTTTGAATCTGTGTCCAATTGCCATTAAAAAATTACCTCCATTGCTTTTTCAAGTTCATGGACATGCTGTAGTTCATCATTTAAGATCTCTAGGATCTTATCGTCAGGACCATTCTCTGCAAGATACTTGGCATATGTTGTAGCGGCATGAACCTCTACTTCATAAGACAAATGGTATGCATTGCGAGGAGATACCCAATAATAAAATACATTGATCCAATAATAGACAAGAACGAGGTGTTTGGCAACAAAGCGATCGATAAAATAAGCATTACCGCCCCGACTTTCCATATATTCCAGATGTGATGTTTCATTAATTGATTGCTCGAAGTGTTGAATCATGAGATCTATGTGCTCAGGACCACGAAGTCCCATGCTCTCTCTAAAATGTAACACGCTCAAAAACGCAAAATAGGGTGCCCGAGCAATCTCCTCAAGCACCCAAAATCTTTGATAGTCCCGACCATTATATAAGAAGTCGAGTATGGCAATGGTCCAATTAAGTACCAGGCAATTTACGCTCTCCATCTTGAGGAAATTCTTTGTCTAACCTATCTAGGCGATCAGCCCATGTTACACCCCCTTCAGTTCCTTTACAGGGGTTAATACAGTCAGCATCTCCTAACTTATTGCAAACCAAACCTGCCAAATCTAGTTCGCTTCCTTTGTTGCCAGTACCAGACCAGATATGTTGTCCGTTGATCCAGACTGCCCCACATCTTTTACACTCTTTTCTCTCAAGTGCTAAGTCTGAAAATTCTCTACCGCTTTCCATAGGTCTGATAGTGCTCCGTAAAGGTAGTTGGTTTAATTCCGAGTTGCTTTTCCAATTTTCTTCTCAGGAAGTAAGATCGGATAATAACCCAGTGCCAACGGATATCAATCTCAATGAACTGGATAAAACGCATCAAATCATTCATTCCAAGATATGCTATGAAACAGATGATGATGGTAGCAGTCAAATAAAATGAGACCATACGAGTATCACGCTGATACAAAGATTATAGGACTATTTACCAGATTTGTCAGTTACAAGTTATTACAATGTGTAATAACCTTAACAATTCCATGCTCGTAAACTTTTATTGATCCTGCTATCAGGATCTCTAGAAGTCTTACTAGATGTACGCTTTGCTTTCATACCCTTCATTCTAGCGCAGAAGGATGCCCTTCTGGGATTTCCAACTTTCTTGCTTGGTGCTTTAAGGTCAGATCCAGGATTTTCTCTTTCGTAAGACTTCCGTCCCTTTTCGTTGAGTCCTCCTTCTTTATTTTTTCCTGCCTTTCTTGTCCAGGCTGCTGCTTTTTCGTCAATATAATAACCCTTTTCAGTTAAAACTCTAATCATTGCACGACCAATCGTCTCGTCAATGATACCCGAATGCTTTGCAGCATCTTTCATTTCCTTTTTAGAAGCATCCTTTACAGTATACTTCTCCCACATAGACGGTCCATAACCGCATTGCTTTTTGGTTTCTCTCTTTTTGCACAACCGGCAATATCTTTCTTCAGACATTTTTTTCTATGGATTGTCTTATACTATTTAACACTTTTTTGCAATCCCTCGAAGTTGATTGTAGTTGACTAATACCTCGTTTAACCTTCCTTCTAAGGACTGAAGGATGCTCTGGAACAGGGAGTTCTTCGGGATTGATTCTTGAAAAGATGTTATCAAAGTCTTTCATTTCCCCACAATTCCATGAGTTGTTTATATGTAGGACCCATCTTTAATTGTTCTTTTGTTGCCATCTTATTTGCAGTGGCATACATTACAGACTTGGCGCGATTTCCGTATAACTTTTGCCACCGTTTGTATCCCTTTTTCATTCCTTTAACATACCTTTCGGCAGTCTTATTCACAGGTCCAGCAACATGAGTGCCGAACCCCTTTGGACCAACGACGGTTTCTCTCTTACGCCGCTTTGCCATATCAACCTTCGATTTGCACTTCGTTGATATACATGGTCATGCCATTCGTGCTATCACCCTTTGCCTGAATCTTAATGCTGTTTCTAGCAAATGCAGTGCCAGTAAATGCAGCAAGTGCAGATGCATCAGCATCAATAGTAATAGCACCAGTTACAGGATTAACAGCAGTAACTTCTTTATGGGAGAAGTTATAACCAGAAACAGTAGCACCAGAGATAGTTACATAATCACCAACAACAATATTAGTTTGTTGGTTGGGAGTATCTAATGTTAATACACAAGGATTAGCAGCAGTTGCACCTGAAATCTTTGCTGCTTTTGGTTTTGCAAGTTTGAATACTTCAGCACCATTGACGGGCATATGCACCACCATATCCGTCGTTACATCAGGAGCACCACCCCATGCAAAGTGATTGCTATGTGCATCAGCATTGATAAATCTGTAGTATCCAGTTTTCACTGTATATGCATTAGTAGTTTGAGCAGTGTCACTATTATCAGTGAGACTACCTAAATCTTGGACGGGGATGGTTGCCATGACACTCAGTTATACTTCTTCTGTATTATTTATCTCCTTTTGTTTCTTTAGCATCTTTTGCAATTCCGCTGTACTGCCAACAAACATCGTGTTATTAACAGTAGACGGTCCAGTCTTCTTTTCTTCGGCATCAAGATCCTTCATCTTTTTTTGTAGATCTATCAACTTATCTGCAGTGTCTGCTACATTTTTAATAAGTTGACCTGCAACTTCATAAGCACGAGGATGATCTGACGCTCGTGCCACATCAAGTATGCCATCTACTGCCTCCTGCCCTTTCATTACTAAGTTGTGAAGTTGAGCACGAGTAGTCTCATAGTCCTGCTTCACATCAGGAGTTTCTGTTTTTTTGAGTTCCGGTTTCACTTTTTCGACATGCTTCTGGAGTTCAGAAGGTTCTGCTCCAAAAACTTCATTTAATCCATCAAATGCACTCATGTGATCTCCTCATCTTCTCCGGTTACGGGGTTGCGTTTCTTATTGTCCATAAACTCTGAAGTCATTTCACTGAATCCAAAATCATCATCAGCGTCTGCTGTGAGCGGATCGGGTTCGACAATATAACGCATTTGTCTTGGTGCATTGACTGTATCTGTAGAACCATACATGTCGGTAATAACCTTTTTGATGACCTTGCCCTCGGTAACAGGACCATAAAGATAGGTTTTTACTGTAAATGCTAATGTATAAATGATCGCTCTTCGCTGAGAAAAATCCCCAACATAGTCATCTTCGTATTGAATATCGTTCAATATAACAGGAACATCTTTAACCTCGTTCATATCAGGAAGAAGTTTAACTGATAAATTATAATGAGGTTGAAAAAATGGCAGAATCTGTTCGATGATCTGCAATCCATCTTCTTGATTCTTAGAAATGATTGCTAACTCAAATCCCAAATTATATGGGACCGGCATAAACACATTTTTATTTGTCGTGCTAGTGCTAGCAATAGTTACCTTTTGAGTGGGAGATAATTTTCTCTGCGTGTCATATGAAATATTGTTGATTTCAAAAGAAATTCTGGGTAGAGTAATTGATACCCTTTTGTTTGTAGGATCCGAAGTGCCCTCTAGACGAGCAAGAAATTTTTGCTTTGGTCCATATGCCAAGGGAACTTTCATTACCTCGTCCCCTCTCCTTAGTTCAATGTTATTGAACAGAGTTCCGAAAGCAACAACAGTCTTTCTAAAAATCTCGTGATATGAATAAGTTCCTAACATAGTCAGATTGTAGTGTCGTTAGTAGATCCAATTGTGCCGAAAGGATTAACCTCTGTAAAGTCGAGAATGTCGTCATCCTCGGTTTCATAAGTATAGTTCTGATCGACAACCGTACTAGATGTGTTGGTATTATTTAGGGTGTTGTACGATTCAGGAGACCAAAGAGCACCTGATGTAAGACCCTTTATGGTTTCACCAGTGTTAAAGGTTCCGGTGCGATTGATGACTTGGAGTTCTCTTGTAGAACTATTCCAGGACTTAACTTCTGCTCTAGAGTCTTTAGGCGAATAATCAATTGTGACCGTAGGTGCGGCAGTATAACCAGAACCTGCCTCTGTAATAGTTATACCAGTTACAATGCCTGCAGAAGATACGACAGCAGTTCCTGTAGCAGTTGTTCCTCCTGCTGGAGCAGCGGAGAAAGTAACTGTAGGTGGCAATGCAGAATTGTAATACTCACCACCATCTGTAACTGTGATTGCGTTTACCGCCCCAGAATCAATCGTTGAAGTCGCTGCGGCGCGATAAAGGTCCCCAACAATCTCCTCACCGACGCTAAAGTCGCCAGAGCCGCCAGCATCCATAACCAACTTGATAGAATTGGCGAAGGCAGTTTCGATAGCGTCGATTTCTGCAACACCAGTGTCGAGTTGCTCGTCGCTGTACTCGAAGAGTTCACATTGACACTCCCAGACATATCCTTTACCTAACTGATAGAACGGACGCTCAACCTCAACAAACTTAATCTCAAAGAGATGTTTGGTGATGGGGAACCAAATTAAATCTCCCTCATTCGGGCGACCTTCTACATTCAACTCTGCATTATCATCTACCTTTTCTTCAAATTTCTTACGAGAGAAAATGAATGTTGTTTTATCTTCAACGCGAATACCAAATTTAGTAAGAAGTTCTCCTTGACCTTCCCACCCTTCTACATTGTTTACATATGATCTAACTTCTAATGCCTGTGTGAATGTGCTATTTTCAACTTCATTGAGAATAGTGTCGCGGTTGACATAAGTTCTAGGGAGATAATAAATATCTTGACCATAGATTTCAATACTTTCTACGATCAAATTCTCCATAAACATCTGTTCCTGTGAAGACCCATTAATATTGAGTCTACAAGAACTTGTGTAATCTGATTTTACGCAATCGCTAGGAGTGGGATTAGTGTATGCCATATCAGCCGATTAAATCCATTGGGGGTAACTCGTATGTTTCTCTGACCTGTTTTTCTAGTTCCTCTTTTCTTTTGTTTGCATCTTCTAGAATTTGACGACCATTTAATTTCACTCCACCGAGCATTTCGATGCCATCATATTTACTTAGGTTGCGTCCCCACTGCTGCATGAATAATGCCTCAACATAATCTTTCATCCAGTTATCATTGTACATACTAGTATATGTTTCAGGATCCTGACGCAATGTTAAGTCAACTAAAATGAAATCACCTGCTTGCAGATCATCCCAATCCATATCCATATACAATCTATCTTGATGTTCGTTCCACTTTACTCTTCTACTTGCTTGAGAATTGGTAACAAAATCTAAAGTCTCAAGATATTGAGATGTCATGAAGTAATGTAAAATATGACCATGGGTCATCGCATAGATGTCATTCAAAAAGATTTGATATTTGATATTAAAAATATTACCAGGAACGATACTAGAGGCACCAATCTGAGTATATACATTGTTAATACCCAAAACCCCATCGGGCAGAGAAACATAGTTGTTATTCTCATACCAATTAGTTGCACCTACCTGAGTGCTACTCATAGCAACAGTTTTAATAGCATCAGTAACTTCAATTTTCATGAAGGTTTGATAACTGCCGCTATAATGATACTCTTGATAATAATCAATTGCTTCTTCGATGAGATCATCCAATTGCTCATCGCAAACATTGATGTCAATCGCCGGATAACCTAACCGGCGAAGAGCATACATTTTTATCTCGGTTTTACTTGCAGGGCGTGTTGCTGACATGAGTTATCAAGAGAAAGAATTGACAGTCAAAGTAGTAACATCATTAGCACTGACGACTTCTCCAACCTTGAAGAATCCGCCAACATTATCAACAGTGATTTGATTAGTACCAAGAGCAGTAATAACACCAGTTGTGCCACTGGTTGCACCAGTCACAGTAGCACCAACTTCCATTGTTGTAATATCAGAAAGTGCAAATGTTGCATCAGTGAATACTGTGGAAAGATCAATGGTTGCATCGCTCGTAAAGATAGTTGCAACATTGAAGGTTAGATCTGCAGCGCCACCGCCGCCAAGATCTGCATCGGAAATTGTGATTGTATCAGAGGCAGCATGACCAGTACCAGGTTCGGTAACCGTAACTGTTGCAGCACCAGAACCATCAACAACAACACTGAATGCAGAACTTGTTCCAGAACCAGTGGTGGTGAATGTACTAACACCATAAGTTCCTGCAGTTCTCAGTGCATCTGCTGCACCAATAGTATCAACGGTCTCAATACCAGTTTCATTAGGATGGACAATGGTAACAGTATTACCAATTGCATAACCAGAACCTGCAGTTCTTACAGTAACGCCAGTAACGCTACCGCCAGAAGCAGTAATATTAACTGTTAAGTTAGAACCATCACCACCAGTAGTAGCAAGACTACTACCAGTTGTATACTGAGTACCAGCAACCAGAGCACCGAAGTTGAAGGTTGCAACACCACCCAGGTTGGGGTTGGTAAGAGTGATTGTATCTGTGATCAGATAATCACTACCGCCCGCATTGACGGCAACTGCAGTAATAGCACCAGCACTGACTGTAGTATCAACTGTCAGTCCAGTACCAGTGCCGCCAGTAGTAGAAACAGCAGTTCCTGCAGTGAAACCGCCGAGACCGCCAGAAGTTACATTACCAGCAGTTACGACTGCACCAGGTGTAGGATCACCAGACAGGTTCAGAGTCAGAGTGGTAGTAGTTGCAAGATTATTGAGCATTGCCTGAAGTTGAGCAAATGCACTGTCTAACTTATCCTGAACTCTTGCCTCGGTGTAATAGAGGTTAGTTCCCTCAGATAGATCAGTTGTAGACTTAGCAGTAAATCCTGCATCAACTCTTGCATCAGCACGAGCATCTGTGTAGTACAGATTGGTGCCCTCAGACAGATCCGAAGTAGATGCAGCGGCAATCTTAGTATCGAAGGATGCCTCAGCACGAGCATCTGTGTAGTATAGATTTGTAGAACCTTCACTCAGAGCATCGGTATCAGCAGCAGCGATACGGGCATCTGCTCTAGCATCTGTGTAGTACAGGTTCGTAGAACCCTCAGACAAAGCATCAGTATCTGCAGCAGCAATACGAGCATCTGCACGAGCATCAGTGTAATAGAGGTTTGTTCCTTCTGTTAGATCACCAGTGTCCTTAGTGGCAAGACTTGTGTCAAAGCGACCTTCTGTATAGAAGATATTAGTAGTACCTTCTGTGATGTCATCTGTAGTCTTAGTTGCAAGTTGAGTATCCCATCTTGCAGTGGTGTAGTAGAGGTTTGTACCTTCTGTTAGATCAGTTGTAGTTGCTGCTGCAATTCGAGCATCTGCGCGAGCATCGGTATAGTACAGATTTGTACCTTCTGTCAAATCAGCAGTAGTCTTACCTGCAAGACTTGTGTCAAAGCGACCTTCGGTATAGAAGATATTTGTAGAACCTTCTGTGATATTATCAGTATCGATATCTGCTTGAGTAACACTCAATTCACCACCAACACTCAATTCAATGCCAGTGCCGTAGGTAAAGTGTGAGCGGGTGCGTGCAGCAGTAGTAAAGAGATTCGTAGAACCCTCAGTTACATTATCGGTATCAATATCTGCCTGTGTGACGCTCAGTTCGCCGTTGCCACTGAGTTCGACACCTGTACCATAAGTAAAGTGTGTACGGGTCCTAGCAGCGGTTGTAAAGAGGTTTGTAGATCCTTCAGTTACATTATCAGTATCAATGTCTACCTGCGTTACAGAGAGCGTATAAGTGCCCGCTACATCATCATATACCTTAGTGATACCAGTGCTTGCAACAAACAGTGCATCGATTCTGTCATCAACCCGCTCATTGGTGAAGTACAGGTTAGCAGAACCCTCAGACAGTGCGTCAGTATCATGGTTGCTGATGTCAGAAGTTTGACCAGTTACATTACCAATAACGCCACCATTTGCGGTGATTGCTCCAGTAAATGTAGAAGTTCCGGTTACACCTAAAGTGCTAGACAGAGTTGTAGCACCAGTGACTCCAAGTGTTCCACCAACGGTTGCATTAACAGTTACATCCAAATCTGCACTTGCAGTTACATCACCAGTGACACCTAAAGTGGAACTTAATGTAGTAGCACCAGTAACTCCAAGCGTGCTGCTAAGAGTTGTAGCACCTGTGACTCCAAGAGTGCTACCCAGAGTTGTTGCACCATCAGCATTCAGTGTGCTTGCGGTAGAAACAGCACCTGTTGTGCCATTTACAGTGAAGTTATTTGTGTCAACTGCGATGCCACCATTGGCATTCAGGAGACCTGTAAGTGTGCTTACACCCGTTACTCCAAGTGTTCCACCAACCGTTGCGTTAGCGGTAACAGTACCAGTAACCATTGTAATTTCATTGCTAGCAAAGTCACCGCTAGAATCACGAACAACAATCGAAGATGGTGTTGAAGTAGTATGTGTTGTCATGCCGTCCAACAGGTCAGCATTCAAGTTAGTGACCTTAGTTGTAGAAGCAACTACAAACGGTGCAGATCCAGTAGCAACATTAGATGTGATCTGACCATCAATAGTCAGGGTGCCATCAATGTTGGCATTGGCATCAACATCGAGAGATGTACCAGAAGAAGTAAGGTTGAGACTACCAGCACGAAGAGGAGCATCTGTACCAGAAATAATTTCACTATTATTTGTTGTATTAGTTAAGAAAGTATATCTCAGGGACGATCTGTCGAATCCAAAGAAGCCAGTTTTAGCACTGCTGTCGTAATAACGGAATTCAACACCGCGATCCTTAGCATCATTAGAGACTGGTGCTGTGTCACCACCCAAAGTAATAATAGGGTCATCGAGAGTTGTGACCGTAGAATTGACAGTAGTCGTTGTTCCATTAACCGTGAGGTCTCCTGCAATCGTTACACCTGCATTCGTTGTAGAGAGTTGAAGAGTATTATCGTAGTATAAATCTACCGATCCATTTGCTGCAGCAACAATACTTTCCTCACCAGAAATTGCTTGGATTCTTACATGATTTCCACTTGCTCCACGAATATACAGAGAACCAGTATTATTATCCAGATATGTATGTATACCATCATGAGAAAGGGTAAAGTCATCTCCAGTACCTACAGCAATTACATCGCTGTCCTCAACCTGAAGGGATCCTGCAACCAATCTGCCATAGAGATCAGCACTTCCTGCAGAAACATCGACAGTAAAAGTATCTCTACTATTAGCATTATCCCAGACATGGAAGTCACCACCAACCCATGCATTCTTGGTTGCTCTAAAACCGCCATCGGTCGAAAGAGAAACAGAGTTATCGCTAAAGGTAGATGCATCAGAAGTGTTAGTGATCGAAACACGACCACTGAATCCAGTATTACCAGACTGTGTTGTGCTACCAGTGATCTCAAAGTCACCATAGACACGCATGTCTCCACCGACAGCTAAATTCTGACCAATAGCAGCACCACCAGTGATACGAACTGCACCATCAGCAGCATAGAGTCCAGTTAAAGTCTGACCAGTTGCATTAGTGACAGAAGTAACACCAGTTACACCTAAAGTATCATCAACGGTGGTGGCACCCTCAACATTTAATGTGCCTTGAATATCAGTATTACCGTTGTCTGCATCAACACCAAACTTTTCAACAGCAGATCCATTTCTGATGGAGAAGACTTCATTAGCAGCATCAACAATTAAAGAATCGTTGATAGTTGTCTGACCTTGGACAACCAATGTACCATCAGTTGCAACATTGCCAGAGGAAGAAGCAACAGTAAACTTGTCAGTGGTGCCACTTCTAACTGCAAAGTCTGCATCAACATCAACAGTGCCGTTGATTTCGGTATTACCAGTTACGACGAGTGTGCCACCCAAAGTGGTATTACTATCAACATTCAGAGTGCTATTTAATTCTGTGTGACCATCAGCAGTCAGAGTTCCTTCAATGTTAGTATTACCAGTTACATTGTCAACAAAGAACTTGTCGGTTGTACCATTTCTAACAGCGAAGTCTGCATCAACATCTAAAGTTCCATCAATGTTTGTATTACCACTGACATACAAAGTGTCGTCAATAGTTGTAGCACCCTCAACATTCAGAGTTCCCTGAATATCAGTATTGCCATTGTCGGTATCAACAGTAAACTTATTGACATTTGAATTAGTCTGAATTGCAAATGTCTTATTATCTGCATTGATAGTTACATTATCTTGGAATGTAGCAGCACCATCAACATTTAAAGTGCTATCAAAATCAACAGCGTTAGTAACATTAAGAGTGTTGGTAATAGTTGTAGCGTCATCGACATCGAGCGTTCCTGCGATGACTGTGTTGCCATTGTCCGAATCAACTGTGAAAGCATCTGTACCATTTTGTGCCTCAATAGTGAAGAGCAGATTGTCTCCATTGATAGTTACATTGCTTTGGAATGTAGCATCACCATCAACATTGATGCTGCTATCAAAGTCTGCAGACTGATTAACTGTAAGATTATCAGTAAATGTCGCATCAGAATTGACAGTCAGAACATCAGTGTTTGCATTACCCAGAGTAATCTGAGAACCATTAACGGTTAAATCTCTGTCAAGCAGAGTATCACCATAAACTGATAAGAGACCTTCAGTTGCAGAACCTGCACCAGAACGACCAATGGTTGTGTTGCCAGTATCACCGATTACTTGGAACTCGATATCATTACCGCTGTTCAGTTTACCAATGAACAGACCCTCGCCAGATTGCCTTGCACCAATATGAAGAGATCTTCTAATACCTGCACCACCAAAGACCTTCAGGTTTGCATTGGTGTGAGAAGCATAAGAAGGAATCAGTTCTTGCTGAGAACCTGCTTGCAGTTTCTTACGGACCTTCAAGGAGTTCTGTTCGTTGAACACCTCAGTCGTAGTTTCTTTCTGAACAATCAGACCATTGATATAAATGTCTGAATTGTAAAGAACATCACCTTCGATATATCCGCCACCATCAAATCGGAATGAACCGTAGTCGTTAGACTGAACTTGCCATGCATTGTCAGTGCCAGTTGCTGCAACAGTTGGTTCGTCGGTATCTTCTAAGTGAACATGTCCAGCAATATTCACATTGCTATTTGCATCGAGATCACCAGCAATCTGAGTATTACCGTTAGAAGCGGTAACATTGAACATGTTGGTGTTGACATTTAAGTTATTGGTGATGTCAACAACACCATAGAAAGATGCATTACCCGTTGTGCTTTGCAGTTCGACACGAGTTGTGCCAGAACCATTGTTCAGCTGCAGGACCTTGGATGCTCCCTGAATAACAATATTATCGTCATGGAGAGTAGTGCCATGAACAGTCAGGTTAGTATCGATATCAACACTACCGCCAACATTGACCGAACCAGTAATGCCAGTGCCTCCAGCAACAACCAAGTCACCCGTTGTATTGGTTGTAGATGCTGTTCCACTCTCTAACTTAAGGTTGCCTGCAACAATACCTGAAGCAGTACCTGCGAAGGTCTCAGAAGTGTTTGTGGCAGCATGTAAGAATGTATATCCTCCTTCATGTCCAGCAAGGTCGGTATAGTTAGTATCCCAACCATAGAAACCAACTCTTGCTTGACTATCGTAATAATTAAACTCTACACCACGGTCAAGATTGTCATCGGTAGAGGGTGCAGTGTCGCCACCAAGAGTGAGGACAACATCATCTACTGTCATTGTTGTCGAGTTGACAGTTGTTGTTACACCATCAACTTGGAGATCACCCCAAACGCGAACCAATCCAGTGGTAGCACGATCATCGCCAGGGTCAAGATTCATCGTCGCATCAGTTGTGGCGATGTAGTTTGCTTGGAATCTTGAGTTTTCTACATGGACTTTACCAGTTGCAGCAGAGGCATCAATATCGACAACATCTT